ATGTGTCGCGGCCGCAAACCGGGCCGCCGCCGCGGGCGGGTCAAGCCGCCGGGCCGAAAGGGGTACCCCATGACCACCTGCGCTGAAAGGGCCGCCTTCCACGCCGCCACCCGGGACGCGCTCCGGGCCGCCGCCCAAGCTGAGGCCGCCGCCGACCGGGCCGACCGGGCCGCCCGCGAAGCCGCCGAAGCCGAAGCCGCCTTGGTCGCCGCCACCAACGCCGCCCGGCTGTACCGGGCCGCCGCCGAGCAGGCTGCGCTCCACGCCGCGGTCGCGGCCGACACCGCCGAGCTCCTGGCCGACGAGATCCCGGCCGACATGGGGTCGGACGAAGAGGACGCCGACCTTTTGGAAGCCGCCATGCAGGCACACGGCCGGGCCTACGTCGCCGCCGACAAGGCCCGCAAAGCCGCGGCCGCCGCCTGCCAGGTCAAGCACTGAACCCGAGCACACACAGGAGGAGACCGCCATGAAGGACCAGACCTTTGGTATCGAGATCGAGATGAACGGCATCACCCGGGCGAAGGCCGCGGAGGTCATCGCCGCACACTTTGACATCCAGCCCACCCACGTGGGCGGCTCCTACGACACCTGGGCGGTGTACGACCCGGAAGGCCGGCCTTGGAAGCTGGTCTCGGACGCCAGCATCGCCGGCCCGTACGAGGAGCGCACCGAGCTGGTCAGCCCGATCTGCCGGTGGGCGGACATCGCGACGGTCCAGGAACTGGTGCGCAAACTCCGCCGAGCCGGCGCCAAGGCACACGAAAGCTGCGGGATTCACGTGCACATCGGGCTGGGCAGCCACACCCCGAAAACGCTCCGAAATCTGGTGAACATTGTCAACGCCAAGGAGGACCTGCTGACCCAGGCGCTGCAGATCTCACCGGAGCGCCGCACACGCTGGTGCCAGCCGGTGGACGCGTACTTTCTCGCCCGGCTGAACCGGCTCAAGCCGAAAACCCTTCCGGAGTTCGCCCGGGTGTGGTACGACGACCGGAACTGGGAACGCCATGCCCATGAGCATTACGACCCCAGCCGGTACCACCTTTTGAACCTCCACTCGGTGTTCCAGAAAGGTACCATCGAGTTCCGAGCCTTCAACAGCACACTCCACGCGGGCGAAATCAAGTCCTTCATTCAACTGAGCATGGCGATTTCCCACCAAGCTTTGGAATCAAGTTCGGCCTCGCCACGCCGCCCGGAGACGGACAACCCCAAGTACACCTTCCGGTGCTGGCTGCTCCGGCTGGGGTTCATCGGCGACGAGTTCGCGACCGCCCGCGAGCACCTGCTCAAGCACCTGCCCGGCAACGCCGCTTGGCGCCAGGCGAGCTGACAGCCGGTTTCAAATCAAGCGCATCCGCCTGACGAGGCCCGGTGGCTCCGGGCCGAAACGCGAAACGCGTCGCGGGATAGCCGCACAGCTATGAAATCATATTGAGGAGGAACACCATGAATTTCTTTGAACAGCAGCTCCGAGCGCTCACCGGCAGGAACACGGCTTTCAAATCAACCAGCCCAGTCTACGTCGGCCGCGCAGCTTTCCTGACGCTGGACGAGCACATCCGGGCACGCATCGAGTTCGTCACCACCGGCACAGCAGACAAGTACGAGGCCCTGCAGGTCACCATCCTCAACCGCACCGAGGGCAAGGTCGACACACTCCTGCTTCGAAATCAAGACCACTTCGCCTCCATTCGCACGCCCGGCGGCGACTTGAAGACCCCACACATCTGGATGTATCAGGGTAAGCCGGACTGGTACGGGCGGCCGACCGATTCGGACTTGAAAGCCCTATCCAAGGCCGCGCACGACTACATCGCGCTTTTCGCGCCGACCGGCTTTTGAATCAAGCCCGCCTGACGATGGGCCGCTGGCTTCGGCCCGAAACCGGCACATCGCCGGTCGCAGGAAGCCACCGGCGGTGCCGGTTCCCAAGGCTCCCAAATCAAAAGGAGGACCACACAGATGTACGAGCGCGAAAATGAACAGGACTTCGAAGAGGTGTTGCAGGACGGCCTCCGGGAACTGATCGCCCAAGACGACGACTACCGCACAGCGGAGGACCTGTGCTGGGAGAACCTTCGGGTTCAGACCTATTCCGAAGACGGCGTGATGACGAACGACAAAGGTCTGGTCATCAGCCTGCCCAACGGCCGCGAATACCAACTGACCATAATCCGGAGCCGCTGACACCCCGCTTTGAAATCAAGAGGAGGTACACCATGAAGCGCATCTTTGACAAGACCACCTGCTGGAACATCTTTGACCACGCCAAGGACCCCGAGTGTTACTGGGCGCTACAGCACGCCGGGTTGCACGACGCCGCTCGCACAGCCGCCATCTACCTGACGCTCCGGCACCCGCTCCGGATGATCCCGGTGATCATCGCCTGCGCTCGCTCCTGAATCAACCCTGACTCCCAAAGTAAAACACGGAGGTTTCACATGAACTACATCGCTTACGGCTCCAACATGGTCCAGGAACAGATAGCGTACCGCTGCCCGGACGCCCGGCTCATCGGCATGGGGTATCTGCCCGGCGCACAGTTGGAGTTCTTCCTTCACGCCACCGTAGAGCGCTCTCAAATCAAGGCCGGCCGGAATCCGGTCCCCACCCGTGTGCCGGTCGCCGTCTGGGAGATCAGCGAGGCCGACGAACAGCGGCTCGACCGCTACGAGGGCTACCCCAGCTACTACATCAAGGCGGAGCGCACCGTGTGTATGACGGATGGCTCTGAAATCAAGGGCATGATCTACCTGATGAACCACAAGCGCGTCGCGCCGCCGACCCGGGATTACTACGAGGGCATCCGGCGGGCGTACCTGGCGCTCGGGTTCCGCTCTGAAATCGAGAAGGTCTTGAAGCCCGCGCTGCTGCGCAGCCTGGGGCGCAAGACCTGATGCTTCCGATCGCGTTGGCCACAGCAAAAGCCGCTCTCAAATCTGAGGGCGGCTTGTATCGTGAAGGACTATGATATCTCGGTGGGCGATCGTCAGTGTTGGATCAGGCCGTGGGCGATCTCGATCTCGTCGCCCGTCTTTCGGAACCGCAGCAGCAGCTGGCCCTCGCACACGTTGTAGACCGCCTGGAAGGGCTGCAGCCACAGGTGCGTCAGCCCCGGGCAGTGCCGGTACGCCTCTGCACGGTATGCTTCGAAATCTTCTTTGCCTTGTGCCCCGAGCCACTGTTCATACAGATCCATCAGGTAGGGAACCTGCTCCTTCTGGAGCCGCGCCCACACGAGTTCAGCCGGCAGCGCTTTGAAATTGGAGATGGGCCGGCAGTCTTGGAAGAGGGCCCACTGGTTAAGTGGCAGCGGATTTTGCATCAGATCCAGCATCGCCTCTGCGGTACCGCAATCGTCGCAGACGTAGACATCCGCGTGACGGCTGAGCGCATTACGCGTCACATGGGTGTTCATCACGCCGCTCCCGCACCGTGGACAGGGTAGGCACTCCCCAGCCAGCTGCCGGGCTTTAAAATCAAGCAGCTGTTCCTTCACATCCTTCATTCAGCGATCTCCTCCCCGACAGTGGTGTGGGCTTCTCTGCGCAGGGCGGCGTACTTTTCCTTGTGCTTTGTCGCGGCAGCGTCGTTTGGAAACGCCGTATGGCCCTTCAATCCGCCCAGCAGGATGCGGCGCTCTTCTTTGAAATCAGCGCCGCCCATGCCCAGCCGCAGGAGCCATGACCGCGCGAAGTACTTCTCGTTCTCAGGTTCTTGGACCTGTGCGGTGATGCGGGTCGCTGACTGCGCAGCTTTGATAATCTTGTCCGTCAATAGGCCGTAGGTCGTCCAGCGTATCGGCTGTTCCGCGTGGAATGGGTAGCGTAGCGTGACGTTGTCGTCGGAATAGCCGAAGCCGTCCAACTCGCCGCGGGCTTTGAAATCAGTTAGCCGCTGCTGGAACACGACCATGTCTTCCGGCATGTGTTCCTTCAGGCTGTCAATCAGGTTCTCCGATATGAAAAGGTTCCCGGTTTCCGTCATGCGGTTGATTAGGTATTGCTTGCTGTACAGCATGTGGATCAGGTTTAAAAGGCTCCCCACCATCATGCCAGGGGCGGGCTCGCTGATTTCCATGTTGTCAATGTCGTCGGCGCGTTCGGTGGCGGCTTCTGAATCAGCTTCCGGCGCAGGCCGCTCAATCTCCGGTTCCTCCGCCGCCCAGCCGTGATTTTGAAAGAATGGCAGTAGCGTGGTCCAGGCTTTTAAATCGTCGGTGACGATCGCCGCGTCCTTTTCCACCTTGACCGGGCCGATGCTGTAGGTGCAGCGCGGTACGCCGTCGTAGTGCGGTTCCAGGTGTAGCCATTCGCCGATGGCCTGGGCGAGCAGTTTACGCTGAGTGATAAGGCCGGTTTCAACTCTCATGGGATTGCCTCCTTCGCTTTGGTAGTGACATATACGCTCAATAAGCGATGGAAGTCAAGCAAATTATGAGAAACCATAAGAAAGGAGCGGGATTTCTCCCGCCCCGATGGTTCTGACAAGTATACTATACTCCGCGATTCAAGGTGGCGAAAGTGTCTTTTAGTGGCATTTTACGCTTTCTCGAAATTCTTTTTCTTCATCAGCTCTTCTGCCGCCGCCAGCGCCTCGTTGTTCAGGCGGAGCAAGTATCGCTGGTTGTACTCAAGCTCCTCGCTGATGTAGTCCCAAGAGTGGCAGCATAGGTAGCGTTGTTCCAGAATCAACTGGTACAGTGGCTTTTCGATTTCGCTGATGATGCGCATCTGCTCCAACTTCAGGTTGACAAGCCGGTCAATGTCCGCGTCAACTTCCTTCTGTAGATCGACCATTCTGCAGATGGCCTCTTCCATCTGGTGAACGTCGCGGGATTCACAGGGCGGCATATCGCTCACCGTCGCGGTTGCCTTGGACACAAGTTCCCGGATAGCGGCCAGATGATCCAGCTTGCTGTTGATGCGCTTGTTCAACGTCAGCGTCTGGCTGAAATATTCTTTCGTGGTCATTCCCTTGCCCCCGCTTCCAATCTCTGTAGGAGTTCCTGTCCGTCCAGGTCGCTCAGCACCCGAAACCAATCATTTTGGAAGAAAGCCTCGACATCCTGTTTGTCATGAAGAGCTGTTGCACCATACGGTTTCCGGATGAGTTGCTGAACCGCGCGCCGATAGTCATGCACGGCCTGCATGATGATCGCATCCGCGAGATTCCGATATCCGTTCTCACTCATTTGTTCCCCTCCAGATTCACCTTCACTGCATCAATCAGCGCGGCCTGGGTCTTGTCCTTTTGTTTCAGGGCGGCGACGATCTGCTCGTCGATGGTGCCCTTCGTGATGATGTGGTGGATGACCACAGTCTCTGCCCGCTGCCCCTGGCGCCAGAGCCGGGCGTTGGTTTGTTGGTACAACTCCAGGCTCCAGGTCAGCCCGAACCACACCAGAGTGGAGCCGCCTGCCTGCAAATTCAAACCGTGTCCGGCAGATGCGGGGTGGATCAGGCCGACCGGTATTGTGTCGGCATTCCAGTCCGCGATGTCCTTGCTCGTCCGGATCTCCCGTACATGGAACCGCTCCTGGATCCGGGCGAGATCGTGCTTGAACCAATAGGCCACCAGCACCGGCTTGCCATTCGCCGCTTCGATCAGATCCTCAAGCGCGTCCAGTTTTCGGTCGTGGATGTGGATGATGCGCTTTTCGTCGCCGTACACCGCACCGTTCGCCATCTGGCAGAGCTTGCCGGAGAGGGCGGCCGCGTTCACGGCGTCGATCTCCTCGCCTTTCAGGGACAGCACCAGCTCAGTGCGAAGTGTGTCGTAGGCGCTACGCTCCGGGCCGGAGAGCGTCACTGGCACCTCGTTCATCACGCACTCCGGCATCTTCAGGTAATCGGTGCTTTTCATGCTGATCGTGATGTCGGCGATCCGGCGGTAGATTTCGTCCTCCGCGCCGGGCTTAGGCTTGTAGCTGAACACTATCTGCTGGTTCCGTCTGTCGGGAGTGAAGAACTCTTCCCGGTAGTGGGTAACGAACCGGCCAAGGCGCTTGCCCATGTCCAGCAGCCGGAACTCCGCCCACAGGTCCATCAGGCCGTTGCTGGAGGGGGTGCCCGTCAGGCCCACGATCCGCCTGATATAGGGGCGCGCTTTCATCAGGCTCCGGAACCGCTTGGCCTGGTAGGACTTGAAGGACGAGAGTTCGTCGATCACGACCATGTCGTAGTCAAAGGGTAGGCCGCTGTCTTCGACCAACCACTGGACGTTCTCCCGGTTGATGATGTACACGCTGGCCAGCTGCTGGAGCGCCGTTTTGCGCTCGGGTTCCGTGCCCACAGCGACCGAGTAGGTCAGGCCCCGTAGATGGTCCCACTTTACGATCTCTGCGGGCCATGTGTCGCGAGCCACTCGTAGTGGGGCGACGATCAGTACCTTGCGCACCTCGAAGAAATCCAAGCATAGGTCGAAGATAGCGGTCAGAGTAATGATGCTCTTGCCCAGACCCATTTCCAGCAAGATTGCGGCGACCGGGTGTGTTAGGATGAAGTCGGTCGCGTAGGTCTGATACTCATGGGGAACATATTTCATCCAGGACGCCTCCTATCTGCTCCGGTCGGTCGATCACGTACACCCGAAACCCTAGCGCCTCCAGCTGCCCTTTCCGCTTTACCTGCAACGGGCGCAGGGCCTTCCCGGGCGCTTTCACTTCCACGAACGCCAGGCGCCCACCTGGAAGAAGGACGAGGCGATCGGGCACACCTGCCCATCCGGTGGAGATGAACTTTGGCGCAAGACCGCCAATCTGATGGACAACTTGGACCATTTTTTGCTCAATGTGTTTCTCCAGCATGTGCTTCCTCCATTGGAACAAGTGGAACAGTGGAACAACTCCGCCCTTATATTCCTTACGCGCGGGTGTGCTTGTGTTTCTTGTTTCCCCTATCCCATTTTGAATATAAGGAGTTGAGTTGTTCCACTTGTTCCTCTCCTTGTATTACAAGGGTTTTGGGTTGGAACAAGTCCGCCTGTACATGCGCTGCTTCCCGTAGAAGGGCAAACGCGTGAACAGTTTGGTGCGCTCCCAGCCGTTGACCTGCGTCATCAGAGCCGCTATCGCGTAGCTGTCGGCGGGCTTGAGCTCCGAAAGCTGCCGCCCAAAGCACTCGCACCAGATTTCGGCATTGCTGACGGCGTCGCGGCGGATGCTGCCTTTAGCTGATACCGGACTGTCACGCTCCGCGATGAAACTTCGGCGGTTATAGACGTCCATGGCGTCCCAGCCCTCCGGCAGCAGAGTTTCAAGGTACTCCTCCACCATACCCTGGCGCTCGTCGGCCTCCATCGCCTCGCGCTGCGCTTCCTCAGCAGCGGGAATCATATCGCCTTCGAGGTACAGCTTCTCGCCCGCTTCATAGATCGCCTTGGCCTCCGCCCAAATCTGGTCACGCTCTTCCGGCGTGAAGCTCCACTTCTTGACCTGCTCTTCCTGATGAACCTTCACGATCCAGAACCGGCGGTTGCCTGTGACATCGCGCAGATACCCGCGCTCGCCGTTGACAGAGCCAATGATGATACATTGGCGGGGATGGCTCTCCACGGTCTTCCCGTAGCTGGGCCGGTACTTGTCGTCCGCTGTAGATATGAACGCTTTCACTTTCTCAATGTCGGCCTTCTTCATCCCGGCCAACTCACCGATTTCGACGATCCAGAAGCCCTGAAGCTTTTCCGCGCCGGACTTGTCGTCCATGTCAGTGAGCGAGAGCGTTTCCGAGTAATACTCGTCGCCCACGAGATCCTTAAACAGCGTGCTCTTGCCGATCCCCTGCGCGCCGTCGAACACGAGCACGCTGTCGAACTTGGTGCCTGGACGGTAGATGCGCGCGACCGCCGCCGCAAATGTCTTGCGAGTGACGGCGCGGACATAGGGTGTGTCGTCGGCTTGCAGGCAGCGTACGAGCAATGTCTCTATCCTGGGCTTATAATCCCATGACGGCAGACTGTTCAGGTAATCGCGAATTGGGTGGAAGCGTCGGTCGTCGGCCACCTTAGTGAAGCAAACGTCGTGGTTGCGAGTAGAGAATGGCAGGTACCGCATGTCGATGAGCGCCTTCATCTGTGCGGTGTCGGCGTCGCGCCAGTATCGGTTTTCAACCGGGCGCTCCCACGGCACTTCGCCCGTGACCTGTACCCGGTTGGCGAGCTCGTTGTAGCCGAAGTTTGCGAAGTCGGGATCGTGTGTCAGGATCAGCATCAGATTCCGAACGCTGTTTTCCAGCACCTTGCTTTTCGGCTGATACCTGAGAAGCGTGCGCCAATTCGCGTCATTCCCGAAATCCTCCTCCGCTTCCTTTCGCTTTTCCTCAAGGGCAAGCAGCTTCACCTTGTCCAGGCTCATTGCGAGTTCGCACATCTGCCTATAGGACTTTTTCTCATCCTCATCCGGAAATCTGTGGACGCGGACAATATCAAAGGCGTTGCAGAGCTTCAGGTATGCCGGGTCTTTTGCGTGATGGCTGTAGACAAATCTGCCGTTCTCCTTGACCTCGACGCCCGCCATGCTGCTTGACTCGATCAGGTGATACCGCTCGTCGCTGTCAGTGGGTTCGTAGACATCTGACAGAAGCTCGTCTATGGCGAGGTTGATGGGGTAAAAAACACGGTTGAAAAGCCCGATCACGCCCTCCTTGGCCAGCGGGTCTTGAACCTTCTGAAACGTAACGCTGTTTGCCCTGCTCTCCCGCGACGACGTAGGAAGCCTTGTTGGGTCTCTCCAGCCCGGATGCGCGTTCAAAATATCGTCGGGATTGAGCCAGTCCTTTTCGACCTCTATAAAGACAAACTCACCATTGGCGGGCGTACTCGGCCAGTACATGAGCTGATTGGGCAGATAGGAGCACTCGTCGAAATTGTCGATGCCAAGTGTCTCGGCGACATATCTCGATACCGCCACAAACTCCTCTGGCGTCACGTCTCTCGTGAGCGGGAAAACGACGCGTACTCTGGGATTGTCCGGCGCGTGGCTGTGCGTTGAGTACAGGACAGATGTGTATGGCGTGGCGCTCTCGTAGTTTTGTAGGAACGCCGCATCGATTCTGTCCCCGTCCAGCGCGATCATGGAGCGCGACGCCACCGTGTCGATCTTCCGTCTGCCGCCTTCCAGCATCCCTGCCACAAAGCCGCCGTGATCCTTTGCCGCATCTTTCTGTGCTTTGGAAAACTTCGCGTAATCCTCTGCGGACTCAGGTGTTCGGATGGGAACCTTTAAGCGTTCCTTCAGCGCGTCAAAGCTTGTGGTTTTATTCACCCACGTTTTCGCAAGCCGGTTGCTACCGTAGGCAATCGCAAGATTACGCATAGACCCGCCCTCCTCGGAAGCGTGGAGTCTCGCCGTGCTCAAATCGTGCGCAACGAGCAAGTCGGTAAGCATGTTCGGTTTTGTGAGCATTCATCTCACAGAGGTAGCTGGAATCGTCGCCGAAAAGCTCAAATCCACCTTCATGGTTGATGCCGGGATGTGCCGCGAAGTAATCGCCGTCGATGGTTTTAAAGTTGAACTCGTTCGGCCAACCGTGGTGGTCGTCATAAGCCCTGTCCTCGATAAAGGCTGTGATGTCATCCATGCAATCGCCGCTCGGGATCTGTCCGACTACCAGTATGGCGGGCGAGAATTTCCCATTTTGATCAACGTTTCTTGCGCCGATCTCCACGAAGCGATTGATCTTTTCCGCGTCGGCATCGCTCATCGCGCCCTTTACCTCGACAAAAAGGTCGCCACGGTCTCTGCCAGCCACTCCGTGAAGCAGGAAATCAGGCAGATACATCAGCCCGCCCCCGAGGTCGTACCCTTCAGGTTCGTATTCGTATTTCACACCGCACACGTCGAAGAATACCGCCCATCGAGCTTCAAGCCTTGACCGGAACAGATAACCGTGATACTGTGTTTGTATTGCCGTTAGGTTCTTCAATTCGTGACCTCCTCACATGCCTTGGTATAGTAGCGGATCCGCTGGCCCTTGCGCATAGCGCGCGCGATCTCAACGCCCATGCCCCTCGTAATCGCATCTCCGAACACCCAGAGTTCTGCGCATTTTGACAGAAGTACGATGTCCATGAACAGCGCCAGATCGCGCTCAGCCTCGTCATCGTCTTGCATGAACTGGGGGAACAGCAGATGCGGCGCGATGGGGATGTAGCCGCTATCAACCGCGAAGCGGCAGTAGCGCCGGGCGTTCAGGATGTTGACGTCGGTGTCGCCGGAGTAGGGAGAGCACACGTAGACGATCGGTCGGAACCGGGCTTTTCGTAGTTCGGCTTCGATGTTGGAGAAGGCTGCAAAGACGGTCGGATCGGGGTATCCTTCGTGGTTATACTTGCTGATTGTCATGCCGCGTCGCACCCTTCCAGTGTTTGTAGCTGCATCTCGAACAGCAGATGCCGGTGCCGTACAGATCGAAGTGTTCATCGGATGCGAGTTCCGCGAGATCGACCTGCAGTTCGCTACCGCAGTCCGGGCAACGGGTGAACACGTTTTCGTCTGTGATCTCCGTTGTCACCTGAGTTTCCTCGCTGAGTTGTGCCTTGACGTAAAACATAAAAGCCTCCTGCCGCAAGTAGTAGGGCAACGCCCTCTACCTACCTGCTGACAAGAGGAGTTGATTTGTGGACAGCCGCGCTACTCTTTTTTGTAAAATAGGGTTTCAAATCCGTCCGCGCGAAGAATCAGGTCTTTCGCCCAAGGCGGCGTGCGTACCATCTGTTCACACACGGTTTGCAGGGACATCCGCTGGTCGGCTTCGATAATGATTTCGTCATGCACGTGCGCCACGATGTTGCAGCAGCGCAGCGTCTTCATGGCGTAACACAGGATGTCCCGGCTGATGGCCTGCACTATGTTCTCCACAAATTTTGGACCGTAGCTTTCGAGGCGCTCCCACTTCTTCGTGCCACCGATGCCTTCATACGTGACCGATTCGCCCCCAAATCTGTTCTCGCCGATCCGGGGCTTCACGTAAGCAAGCTGTCTGCCCGATGGCAACTGGATAAACAGGAATCCGCTTTCATACACGAAACGGATACCGTGTGTTTCTGTGGTGACTCTTTCGGATACTGTCTCCTTGACAGCTGCGTCAATGTCCCACCAGAGCTTCACAATGTTAGGATTGGCAGCCCGCCATGCGTCCACCAGTAGCTTGAGCTCCTCTTCTTGAAGCCCCATTTCCAGCGCACCCATCGCCTTCAGCGCCCCCACGGAGCCACCATAGCCGAGTGCCAATTCTGCGATCTTCCCCTTCTGGCGGAGATGACCGTTGATCCCGTGCTTCTCCACGGGAACTCTGAACATCTGAGATGCGCTGGCACAATAGATGTCGCCGCCATTTTCAAAAACGTCAAGCCGCCATTGTTCCCCGGCCAGCCAGGCAATCACGCGGGCTTCGATGGCGGCGAAGTCGGAAACGATGAACTTTCCACCCTCATAGGGTACGAACGCCGTGCGAATGAGCTCGGAAAGCACATCGGGAACGGAATCATAGAGCATGTGTAGCGTTTTGTAATCCCCGCCTCGCACAAGCGCTCGGGCTTGCTCCAGATCGACCATGTGGTTCTGGGGCAAATTCTGCAATTGAATTAGCCTGCCGGAAAATCGGCCTGTTCGATTCGCGCCATAGAACATGAACATGCCATGCGCCCGGCCGTCACTGCAGACGCAGTTGCGCATTGCCTGATACTTTTTGACCGATGCCTTCGCCAGCTGCTGCCGCAGGAGCAGCACATCCGCAAGGCCGTCGGGCGCATCCTTGCGCGCCGCCGCAAGCTCCTTTTTGCCGAGGGATTCCATTTCCAGACCGTTCTCAGCCAGCCACGCTTTCATCTGCGCAACGGAATTAGGGTTGTCAAGCGCGGTCACTTCCTGCATCTTAGCGCTGAGTTCTTCGCGGGAGCGCTCGTCCATGCGAATGGCGTTTTCGACAAGCGTCATATCCAGCCTGATGCCCCGGTCGTTGATTTCCTGATCCAGATGATATTCGTCCCAGACGAAATCGGGCACGGGGAAACGGGAGAGCACCTTTTGTATAGACATTTCGGTCTCCACGTCGCGAAGATTGTACGACTTGAACAGCGCCCACTTATCCGGTGCGTCGGCAGCACGGTTGCGCGTACGACCACCGTTCGCCTTCGCCGGCGCGCAGGGCTGGCAGAAATACTTGATGAGGTCCTTGCCGGTTTCCAGCTTCTGTTTTTCCAGCTTCAGCACCGCGCCCACGCCTGTCAGCGAAAGCGGCAAGCCCAGATAAGCTGACCACACCATGGAGCAGCGCCACTGCTGAGGTTCGAGGTATTCACCCGAAGACAGACCGAGATAGCGTGACAGGCAAACGCGTTCAAAACTTGCATTGAAGGCCCACTTGGTTACGGAGGGGTCGGTCAGCGCATGACGTATCTCAACAGGCAGCTGCTCTCCATTAGCCAGATCAACCACCTTCACAGGGCCGCCGTCTATGCTGTAGCCGAAGAGCAGCACCTCAAAATCATCCGCCTCACAATAACGGTAAACGCCCGTCTTGCTGAGGTCTGCACTGCTAAAGGACTCTAGATCGACACTTAAGTTTTTCATCATCGCACCTCAATGGCAATTGGGCGGCAGATTGCTCCGCCGCCCTTTCCTTTCAGTTTATGCCAGGAAATCGTCGTCATCCAGCGTGTCGAACTCGGAAGAAGCGTTGGTACGCCCGCCGAGCGGCTCGCCGTCGCGCACCTTTTGGATGTTGCCCAAGCCGCAGGCCACGCCGCGATTCCCATTGGTGTTGAACGCATAGAAGCTGAGAGAGACGTGAGCGTACACACCAGAGTAGACTTCGCTGCGGTCGAGGATGGGGCGCACATGCTTGTCCACGATCTGCGGTGCGGTCTTGCTGTTGGCGTTGATGAAGAAACACCCCTTGTAGTCATCATCGTCGCGTTCGGTATCGCCATCACGAAGCGGCAGTTTGAGAGCGCCCTTCGGGGGGATCTTCCCGCCAAACTTGCCGACGCCTTCCTTGATGGCGCAGTCGATGGCGTCGTTGATCGCATTGACTGTCTCCGTATCGGTCTTGGGGATAATGATGGAACAACTGTACTTGGGGTCCCCGCCGTTGATGGATTTGGGCTCCCACACGCTGGCGTAAGAAAGGCGGACGAGACCGGTGATCACCTTGGTATTGTTCTGCTTAGCCATGATTAAATATCCTCCTGTATTTCATTGAAATCTGTGTTGGCGCTGGCGATGGGCGGGCGCTTGTCCGACATGGGCACCAACGTGGGTTTGCCTGCGGGTTTATGGACCAGCCCGCCCAGAATGGTTTGGAAGTTCTGCTTGCCCATGAGCTTTTCCATTTCAGTCAGCGGGAGCAGCGTCTTCCGGAAGATGTCGTGATATCCTACGTCATTGGATGCGGTGATCACGGCCTGCTCATCGGTATACTTGCGATTGGAGCGGCCTTCGACCACTTTCCAATTTTTCCACTGCTTGCCGTGGTTGAGGGCGGCGTCCTGTGCGTATTCCATGATCTCGTTGGCCCAACTGGTGAGATCAGAGAGCTTGTCCAGAATCTCTTCGATCTCCGAATCCAAGAGCAGCGGCGGGAGGGCGAACTCATACTGCGCCAGCCGAAGCTTCTCTTCGGCCCGTGCGCGGCACTTGACTGCTGCCCGGCAGAAGGTACACCACGGGCCGGGATGATAGTCACCTTTGCCCTCGTAAGCCAAGGCCGCTTTGGGCTTAAGCTCGTCCTCCGCCCACACCTTGAGCTCAGTCACAGGAATCGTCCATGTGCTGATGTTCTCACGCCGGGGTTGGTAGATGGTCATGGCCACTTCATCGATGTCGTACAGGCTGTCGTAGACATGGAGAGCGCCCAGCGCGTAGAGCATCATCTGCGGGTTGTGATCCGCTTCGACCAGCACGCCCTGCCCGTACTTGAAATCGATGATGTGCAGCGTCTTGTCGGAGATGATGACGCAGTCGCCGGTTCCGAAACCATCGGGAACGTAACAGGAGAAGTCCAGCCGCTGTTCGATGTTGATGATTGGGTCAGCGCAAACTTGCCGGGCTTCGGCGATGGTTTCCAGTACGAACTGCACATACCCATCGGCATAGCTGTCCATCTCATCACAGTCGTACTGGGAGATGGGCTTTCGGGACTGCTGCTTGAGCGCCCTCCGGAGCTTGTGCTCACACAGCGCGTGGGCGGCGGTGCCCTCGGCAGCAGCTTCCGTTTCCCGGTCAGCGAACTCCTGCTCCAGCCGGGCCGACGGGTTACAGTTCATCCAGCGGTGTGAAGACGATGCTGACAAGATCGCATGTTTTGAAGGGGGCATCAGAGCACCTCCGCTTCACGCAACAGGTCGGCATACCTTGCCGGATCGACCTGACTCAGCCTATCCGCGCCGTACTTGCGGATCAGAGCCTGTACCTGGGCGGTGTGACCTTCCACAGACTTTTGAGCCAACACCGGGCGCACGTCTTCAAGAGTCAGCATCTTGGCGGCGGGTACATTTTTTGTGGCAGCACTATCTGTCTGCTGCTCATCTGAACCGCTGAACAGATCCCGTAGCGTTTCAGATACGCGGGAAAGGGCTTCGCCGCACCTGCGCAGTTCGGCAACCGCAGCATCCAGTTCTGCCATCTTGCTCATTGTCATGTCCTCCTTCGCCTCGTTTTTCCAGCCTTGCCAGATTGAGCGCCAGTCGCTTCGAGACAATGCTGATCGCCATCAGGAGACCGGCGACTTCTTCGCAACTGGCTGTTTCGTGTTCACGGTATTCCGCCATCCATCTCACCTCCATCCGGGGGCTTGCTGCCCTCACACTTTCTTGCTGACAGATGGAGGGGAGATGTGGACAGGCGGAGAAAATGTTATTTGGGATCAAGCCGCTGGGCTTCTGCTTTCAAGCGTTCGATGATGCGATTGGCTTTTTTGCCCGCGTACCGGAAATCGGAGATGCCGCACTCATCGGCCAATTTCCGAAGCGTCATGCCGTCCTGAAAGCGGCGCAGGATAAAGGCGCGGTCATCCTCGGACAACGAGGTCAATGCAGCGGCGATGAGGTCGCGAGTGGCGGTTTCTTCCATATCACGTTCAATGTTCGTATCGGCGGGAAGCAGATCGCCAAACTCAGTGCCATCCTCGCCAACGGATTGGTTGAGCGAGACGGTGCGATGAATGTGATCACGAGAGCAGGTTTCGCAGCCTAGGCAACCGTAGTCGTCTCGGGTCCGCCAGCCATCACATTTTGCAGTGTTCTTGTATACGCATTGGCGGCCGCGGAGGCGGCGCTGGTCTTCAGCATCTTTCTCTCGCTTGAGTCGGATGGCGAACTCCGCCATATGTCCAGAAAGCGGGAAGAAATATGCGTACCCGCCATCAGCGTCGATGTAGGTCTGTTTGACAGGCTCATCCACACTGTGCATCAAGGAGAAATACTCCGCGCGGGTAATCAGGGTGTAGCTGTCATCGTCGCCGATACGAATGTAGTGCATCGGCTGATGGTCGTAGGCTTGCTTCGGAAGGTGCGGATAGGACTTGCGATGATTGTTGAATTGGCTCATGTTTGGCTCCTTTTCGTTTTCAGATCGTGTTGTTCTGAAAGCGCGAAGGAGGCAAAAATGAAGCTCCCTCAACGCTTTGCTGCATTTGAGGGAGCCATCCAAGGCATTTTGAGCGCACCTTAACAAGGTCAGCCGCAAAATGAAGGAGGATCCCTCATCGGCTGCACCTGCGCCTTCCCAAGCGTGGTGCGGGTCTTCCAGCATGATCGGGAACTTCAGACCGGGAGCGGCCCGGCAGGATCAAGCTGTACGTGGTAATGTCCGCTTTCTTTGTATCCCGCCGCCTGATGGTCATCTCTGCGTTGAGATATCGTAGAAAGCGTCATCTCTGCTATCCACGAAGAGTTTATCTTGATATATGAGGGCTGTGTTGGACACGCCTCGTCCACATAGCACGAGACCAAAAGCGCAAAAAAGCCCGGTAAAAACTCCACGAGTGAAGTCTCTACCGGGCTTTCAGAATGGAAATGCGAATTTATGGCAAAAAAAGGTGGACGTGCCTCGTCCACCTTCTCGAAAATTTTACTCGATTATTTTACCGCGTTGGGCATCGCTGGTGATCAGCGAAGCGCCATGCTCCGCCAGAAAGTCGTTGACTTTCAGAAAACGTTCCGGGTACTTATGCATCAATGCAAATCTATACCAGATATGGGAATCCTTCTGTAAAACAAGCGGGCAGGGCGAGCTTCTCATAATATGTTCACTAACACCAAAAGGAAGATGCAGGCCAAGACATATCATGACAAGTGACTCTGTGGTTGGCTCACGTACTCCGTTTACAATGCGGCTAATTGTTTGATCGTCTAGCCCGATTCTTCTCTCAAGCTCTGCATTGCTTACGTTACGATATTTCATCATTTTCTGTAGGGCTAATGCGCAGTTGCCCGGCAAGCCTTCCTCCAGTATTTTTGCTTCTTCATGAACAGCAGTGGTAAGAATTTCTTTCTGCTTTTCAGAGCTTACATACTGATTCCCATTGCTGTACTTGATTTCAAATGTAACGGGAGAGTCTTTGTCTTTATTAAGGAAACACTCAGTATGATATCGCTCTTTTTGCCCTGACTTGACTTCCATGTCAAACACGAGGCAACATAATTCCATGTGCCTACGGGCGTATTTCGTAAGGCACAAAGCGCCCTCGCCGTCTATGGTGACATACTTGGGGCTATTGATAACAAAATGCGAGTCAACATACACATAGTTTCCATCCTTCACCGTATCGCAGAAATCTGAGCATGTGAAGTATAGAATAGCCGCATCCTCTGCCGAGACAGAAAACGTCTGGTTACGCTTAATGGAGTCTTTCTTAAAGGCATGCGTCCGGATATAACGTCCATCTATATAGTTAAACGCACCAACAGCCTCGTGAAACCCAGCGTCGACCATACGAATCTTTGCGGCGGTTCTGGAAACGCCATAGAACACGGCCAATGCGTTGATGAGCGGCTCAATGAAATCCAAAATATCGTCAGAGCCAGATTTTGCACGGTATTCGCGCAAGAGTTCGTATACCTTCATCTTGAAAGGCGCAAGCGGCATCTGTATGCGAGGCGCAAGCGCATTTGCATGCCACTCCATCCAATCAATAGAACTTTTGTTGATACCACTAACACCGCCCACAACTTTACAGCATATTTGTGTTGCACTCTCGTTATACAGCCGTTCTAATTCAAATGCTTTTCGATGCTGATCCCAGTGGACGCATTCATGAACGATGGTATTATTGACCTGGCCTAGATTTCGAAGAAAGTAGGCTTTCGGGTCAACTATGATGGTTTTCGCTTGTGCATCGACTGTTTCCATCTTTTCTGCTCTATCATCATATAGTTCTGTAGTACAATCCCGAAAGCAAAGCTGCCCGAACACGGAAAAATCTTCGGTGATGCTTCGTATATCGATGGTAAGCCCCATAGCTTTTGCTAATTCGGCAGGGTCAACCGGCATCGGCTGCTTTAGCGCCTGCGAGTAGTGCCGCTCCAAAAAACCGTTCGCAACCGTCTCCAAATCATCCGAATGGATAAACGGCACAAGCGAATCGTCCAGCGGCTTTGGCATTCTATTTTTGCCACTATACGGCTTTACAGAGGCTATGTAAAGGTCGTTCAGATTCTTATCCAGATCGCCGGAGCATCGAAGCATAAACCACTCGATGCAGCTCTCGTCTGTGTCATAGTGATAATCGGCTTCACGCACATATAGCTCGGCTTCGATAGCAACGTCAAAAGCTATCTTGCCGTCTGGCAGATCGCTAATGTTGGTATACAGGATGGTTGTATCGACAACCTCAATGTTTCCGATGTTCCGAACCTTATGGAGACGTAGATCAAGGGTGCTGGCATTTTTTTCGTCTTCGATATAATCCATAATCGCTTGTGAGAATTCGTCCTCGAAGCGATCACTGACGTATTCCTTGAATGATCGACTCTTGCCCACTCTTCTGCCCCCCTAAATGCAAGACCACTTGTTACAGATACCATCACGAAAGCGCATACAGTATACCATAGGCCTGAAGAGATTTCAACCAATAACTCGAACTAATCTTGTATATGCAGCAATTTTCTCTTGAACTCTGCCGAACAGAATGCTATAATGAAAATATGTGGTAGTACGAAACCGCAGGACAGCCTTAAGTGATGTTAGGAGTGTCGTGGATATGGGAGTAAGCTACAAAAAGCTTTGGAAGATTTTAATTGATAAAGATATGAAAAAAAAGGACTTGCAAGAGACATCGGGCGTCAGCTGGGCATCTATCACCAAAATGTCAAAGGGCGAAACTGTGAGCATGGATGTGCTGATAAAAATCTGCAAATCCTTGCAATGCAACATCGGGGATATCCTGGATTTGGTTGATGACAAAACAGAATAAGTTGCGTAAAGTACGACAGATGACGGAGGATTCAACATATGGCTGCAATCAATGATCTGATCAACCAAATTGATAACCCTGAACTGCGAGAGCGCATTCAGCGGGAAGTAGACCGTATGAACAAGCAGAAAAAATTCGGCCTGGTTTTTGAAGAGCATCTCCCCGAATGCGCCCCGTTGTATGATGTTCCCGTGAACAAGGGAAGCTTGGTTGCGCTTAAAACCGGCAAGATGAGCGACAATTATGTTGTGCTAAGGCTAGCCGATGGTCAGGCGATCTGTTTACCGAAAGCGGGCGGGGAGTCTGCATCGTTTCCTGTGGCGGATCTGGTATCCGTGGCTGAATTCGGTGAGCCGATCTATCCGCACCTCAAGCCCATCGACACCGTGTGCAACGCGCCCGACAGCGACCTGTGGCATGTGCTGATCGAAGCGGACAACTACCATGCCCTACAGTTCCTAGAATACCTCTATGCCGGAAAGGTGGACTGCATCTATATCGATCCGCCGTACAATACCGGTGCAAGAGACTGGAAGTACAACAATGACTATGTAGATGGCAACGACACCTATCGCCACAGCAAATGGCTGTCAATGATGCAAAAACGGCTTAAGATCGCCAAGAAGCTACTGAACCCGAAGGATTCTGTGCTGATCGTGACCATTGATGAAAAAGAGTATCTGCATCTTGGATGCTTGCTGGAGGAATTATTCCCAGATGCAAAAATGCAAATGATATCAAGCATTATTAACCCAAAGGGAACAGCTCGGACTAATGAATTTAGCCGAGTAAACGAATTTATATATTTCGTAATGATCGGCGATTATACTTTGTCCCGAACAGGAAGTGATATGCTAACCCAAGATGTGTCTCAAGACACAAATGTAAGATGGCGTGGCTTTCCTCGAACGGGGCGAAAAGGGTTGCGGCCAGTTAATCCTGGTTCATGGTATCCTGTTTATTTTAACTGCAGCGATGACTCTTTTCATTCTGTTGGAAATGCGGTTTACGAAGGAGCAAATATTCCGGTTGCTCCAGAAGGCACTTATGAAATTTGGCCTCCTGTACGAGATGGTGAAGAGTATAGTTGGGGAATGGTTCCGTCAACCTTTCGCAAGCTTTATGAAATCGGAGCTATTAAATTTGGAAAACCCACGAAAGGTAAGGGGGCTTCTATATCCTACCTTACGAACAATCAACTGAAACAGATTGAAGACGGAACTATTAAAGTAATTGGGCGAGATGCCAATGGTTCTCTGGAAGTTGTTTATGTAGACGATTCAAAAACAACAGCGCCTAAAACCCAGTGGAACATGACGGCTCATGAAGCTGGCGCATATGGAACCAACATAATTGGCTCATTGATACCGGGTAGACGGTTTGCCTTTCCGAAGTCTTTGTATGCAGTGGAAGATGCAATTCGTTTTTTTGTAAAAGAAAAACCGTGTGCATTAATCATCGACTTTTTTGCCGGTTCTGGCACAACCCTTCATGCCGTCAACCTTCTCAATGCCGAGGACGGCGGGCATCGTCGATGCATCATGGTGACAAACAACGAGGTGTCCGACAATGAAGCCAAGTCGCTGACGGCACAGGGCTATCACCCCGGCGATCCCGAATGGGAAAGACTCGGCATTGCTCGTTACGTCACATGGCCTCGCACAGTCTGTTCCATCGTAGGCCATGATGTGAACGGTCAGCCGCTCAAGGGCGAATACATCGGCAGCAAGATTCCCATGGCGGACGGCTTCAAGGCGAACGCTGCCTTCTTCAAGCTGAGCTTCTTGAACAAGACCAGTGTTGCACTGGGTCGTCAGTTCAAGGAGATGCTGCCGACGCTGTGGATGAAAGCCGGTTCGCACGGGGCATGCCCCACGCTGGAAGATAGAGAAACGCCCACCATGCTGGTGTTGCCTGAAAACCGCTTTGCCGTACTGACGGTGGAATCCGCCTTCAGCGATTTTGCGGAACAGGTCAATGCTCTCCCCGAAATCCAAACGGTGTACATTGTCACCGATTATGAAGCCGGATACTGCGCCATGGCGAAAAACCTGAATGCGCCGCACACCTTCCAGCTTTATCGCGATTACTTTGATAATTTTAGAATCAATACAGGGAGGTACTGACAATGAGGGTTGAATTATTTCCATTTCAGAAAAAGGCAGTTACCGACCTGCGCATAAAACTTGCAGAAGCACTGGGCAGCTATCATCGCACTCACATTCCGCAGGTGGTTTCTCTGCAGGCGCCGACCGGCTCCGGCAAAACCATTATCATGGCTGCGCTCGTAGAGGACATATACTTCGGAACCGAGCAGTTTACCGAGCAGCCAGAGGCAATTTTCGTCTGGTTGTCAGATTCTCCTGAGCTTAATGCACAGTCAAAGCAGAAATTCGACCTGAAGGCGGATAAGATTCGCTTTGGGCAGTGTGTCACCATTGAGGACGAGTCCTTCGACATGGAGATGCTGGATGACGGGCATATTTACTTCCTCAACACGCAGAAGCTCGGCAAGGCTGGGAATCTGGGAAAGCACTCCGACACCCGGCAGTACACTATCTGGGAAACGCTAGCTAACACCGTACGGGAAAAGAGCGACCGGCTCTATTTCCTCATCGATGAAGCGCATCGTGGCGCACAAGGACGCGAGGCCGGGAAGGCCACCTCCATCATGCAGCGCTTTCTAAAGGGAAGCCCGGAAGTGAAGCTGCCACCCATGCCCGTGGTTATTGGCATCAGTGCTACGGCGGAGCGCTTCAACAAGCTGGTCGGCGACACCACCTCCACCCTACAGAAGTGCATCGTCTCGGCAAATGATGTGCGCACTTCCGGCTTGCTGAAGGATCGCATCGTCATCACCTACCCGGACGATCCGCAGCGGAACAACGAAATGGCGCTCTTGCAGGCGGCCACGGACGAATGGCGCAAGAAGTGCGAGCATTGGTATCAGTATTCCTATGAACAACACTATGCGCAGGTGAACCCTATCTTCCTGATTCAGGTGCTTGCAGGCAGCGGCAAAGCCGTGTCCGACACGAAACTCGATGATGTCATTGCAAAGGTCGAGGAGCGCCTCGGCACACGCTTCCGCGAACATGAAGTGGTGCACACCTTTGGCTCTACGCCTGCGCTGACCATCAACGGTTTGCAGGTGGAGCGCATCGAGCCTTCTGAGATTTCCGAGGACAAGCGCATCCGTGTGGTGCTGTTCAAGGAGAACCTCTCCACGGGCTGGGATTGCCCTCGTGCCGAAACGATGATGTCCTTCCGTCATGCAGAGGATGCCACCTATATTGCGCAGCTTCTTGGGCGCATGGTGCGCACTCCGCTGCAATGCCATATCCTCGTTGATGATTCGCTGAACGATGTGCGGTTGTACCTACCGTATTTCAACCAGAATACGGTAAAGTCCGTCATTGATGAGCTGCAAAGCACTGAAGGTGGCGATATTCCGACTGTAATCGATGGGGAATCGCTGGAACAGCAGGTGTATGTGTCGTGGACAGTGCATACGCAGCACCACAGGGAAGCGCAACAGGTTCCTGGTCAGATTAGTTTCTCCAACTTGACAACTTGTGCTGTGACGCCTTTTCAGCCCGCCACACAGCTAGGACAAAACAGGCTGTCAGGAGATGCGCCGGTTCACCATACAGAGGAACCGTATGTGCCTAATCCTGTGCATCCGCAGACCGAGCCGACTCTGACAGTTCCCGTCAAGCCCACCTCCGCGCGCACAGAAACATCTCCTGCCGGTGTTCAGACGCGCATGGCGGGTGCAGGCATCGACCGGGAAGCGATTACGAAGTTCATCAACGATCAATCCCTGCTGACATATATGGTGCGCTCAGTAAAGATCAATAACTATATGAAGTCCCTACTGAACCTTGCCAGTCTGCTGACGCGCGAAGCCATCTTCCCGGCTGCGACTGATGAGGTTAAGGCCGATGTTGTGGATATGATCCGCCATTACGCAGAGGAGCTGCGTTATACGGGAAAGTATAAAGAATTAGCCAGTCAGGTGCTGTCCTTCAAGCTATCTGTTCGCGTTTTTGACGTGTTCGGCGAATCTCTGGACAACGGTATGGCGCAGGGCTTCTTGGCTGCCTCCGAGAGCGATCTGGATCGTCAGCTTCGCGCTGCAGATGCCCGGATGAGCGGTTATGGCTTCCCGAATTGCTATGGGCAGCAATATTTCAACGAGGACGATCCCTCCGCCTATAAAATCGACTGCATCCTTTTCGCTGCAGACGATGACTGCATCGCCACAATGAACCGCTACGCGGAGAAGAAATTCCATGGTCTCAATGATAAGTATCGCAAGTATATCGTTGGTAAATCCGAAAAGTGCCGGAAGCAGTACAGCGACATCATCGCGGACGGTGATGTGATCAGTAAGCATAGCTTCACCCTGCCGGAGACAATCAGCGTGAAGAATGAAAAAGACGGTAAAGAATACGATAATCATCTGTTCGCAGATGAAAATGGAGTTGCCATTATCAAACTGAACGGTTGGGAAGATGACCTGATCTCCGAAGAGGAAAAGCGGCCTGACTTCGTGTGCTGGCTGCGGAATCCGCCTCGCGTATCGTGGTCGCTGTGCATTCCGTATGAGATCAACGGCGAAGTGAAGGCCACATATCCCGATTTCCTGATTATTCGAGGCGATCCACAACTGAACTACGTCGTGGACATCCTCGAACCACACAACCCGGAATTCAAGGATAATCTCGGCAAGGCGAAGGGCTTTGCTAAGTATGCCGAAAACGAGCCTTGCATTGGACGCGTGCAGTTGATTCGCACAGGAAAGGATGCCGCAGGAAAAACGCGTTTCAAGCGTCTTGATCTGTCGCATGGGGCTGTTCGTGACAAGGTGCTGAAAGCGCAGAATAACGACGAGCTAGACCATATTTTAGAAACAGATGGTATTTTCTGATTGAATACCGGAATGTCAAATGGAGAGTGAGTGCGCCTTGCAGCAGGTGATCTTTTCCATTATGTTGGACAACATGGAGCTGTTCAAGCAGTTTCAGGACAATCCTTCCTTTTAGAAGTGGCTGTCCGATATGGTGTTCAACATGACGTATCAAGAAAATGCGCGCAAGGGGAACTGACCAGAAACGTCGATGGAATTTGAAAGGGAGTGACACGTGTGGTTAACAACTTTTTTCAGGAGCAGCGCGAACAATCAATGATAAAGGCTAGAATTGTTGCGAAGTACTTTGATGCCTGGGCAAAAGTAATACTTGCCACACAGAAGAAGTATCCTCAGCACGTCCAAAGAATGGCGTATATTGATTTGTTTGCAGGGCCAGGCAGGTATGATGATCAGAGCAAATCCACCCCCTTGTTGGTTTTAGAAACCATCCTCAGCAGCCCTGAACTTTCAGGAAGAATGGTTACGTGGTTTAATGATAAGGATCTAGCAAATATTGAGAGCCTCAAAACTTCAATAAGTCAACTCCCCGGCATAGAAAGGCTCAAGTACCCTCCAGCGTTCTATAATGAAGAGGTTGGAGACGAAATTGCTGAAATGTTTAGTCGAATAAAGCTCGTCCCAGCATTTTTCTTTGTCGATCCGTGGGGGTATAAAGGGCTTTCGCTCAACTTAGTGTCCTCGATTATCAAAGATTGGGGATGTGATTGTGTATTTTTCTTTAACTATAATCGCGTGAACATGGGCGTCAATAATGATGCTATAAGGACTCATATGGTATCTTTGTTTGGTGAAGAGCGTCTAGGCACACTTCAACAAGAGTGCTTCGGCAAAACACCAGACGAACGGGAAATGATTGTTGTGCAGGCGTTATGCGACTCGTTGCGTCAGAATGGGAGCCGATTTGTTTTGCCATTTAGATTTCGTAATGATAGTGGAACTCGAACAAGCCATCATTTAATATTCTTGAGCAAGGACTTCCTAGGATACGATATTATGAAAGGAATTATGCATAAGGAATGTTCTGAAAATAACGAGTGCGTTTCAACATTTGAATACAACCCACGAGATGCTCATTTCAGGCAAGGTTCCATCTTTGATTTATTATCTACGCCGTTAGAAAAATTGATCGGCATGCTTTTGTCGGAGTACGCGGGTAAAACGATCGACTTTATGCGCCTGTACGAAGAGCATAGTGTTGATAGGCCATACATTAAGAAGAATTATAAAGATGTTCTTAGGAAACTATATGATGAAGGGAAAGTTGCGGCGAAAGATCCCACAACAGATAAGCAGCCGAAGAAAGGTACTTTTTCTGATAAAATGCGAATTACGTTTGGAGATATAAAATGAGCGTAACGAAGATTGAATGGACAGAAAGAACATGGAACCCCGTCACTGGTTGCACAAAGATATCGGCGGGATGCGCGCATTGTTACGCTGAGATAATGGCCAATCGGCTTAAGGCAATGGGGGTCGAGAAATATTCAAATGGCTTTTTGCCGACGGTCCACGAAGATGCTCTTGATGAGCCGATTAGTTGGAAAGCTCCACACACGATTTTTGTTTGTTCAATGGCAGACTTGTTCCATGAATCCGTCCCTTTTTCGTTTATCGATAGAGTAATGGATACAATTCAGAAAGCCACACACCATCGTTATCAGATACTTACAAAACGCGCCGGAAGAATGGCTGAGTATTTTGGAAATAATACTGTGCCATCCAATGTCTGGTTAGGCGTTACAGTAGAGGATGTAGAGGCTAAGTCAAGAATTGAAATCCTTAGAAATGTAAAAGCGTCTGTTCGTTTTTTATCTTGCGAACCTCTTTTAGAGGACTTAGGCAGACTTGATTTATCGGATATCAACTGGATCATTGTTGGAGGTGAAAGTGGCGTTCAAGCACGTCCTATGAGCCCGGAATGGGTTATGTCACTACAAGCCCAGGCCAATGATACAAACATACCATTCTTTTTTAAACAATGGGGGACGTGGGGATCTGATGGGATTAAGCGAAGCAAAAAAGCTAACGGTAAGCTCCTTGATGGTAAAATTGTGCAAGCTATGCCGCCATTTAATGTTGTGTAATTTGTTCCGGATAAGACGTCTATTCATCGGTATACACCTTCACGAAATCCCATTCTGGCTTTGAGGCAATGTACTCCGTGTAATACTCCACTTGCTTTTCGTAGCTGGACAACTGCTCTTCGCTGTCCGTGGAAACGCGGGCATAAGCGGCGACGCGGCGCTTTCTAGTGCTGCCAATCGGCATCGCGGTAAAACGGTTCAAGGTCGCAGGAACCATCGTAACCCTTGGTTTAAAAGCTCTGGCTTCACTCATCGGCGTACCTCATTCTGGCCTGCGTGGAGGCTCGTGTTTTCATTTCGGACGTCCAGCTTTCGCTGCGGGACCTGTCCGTCCAAATCCGCTCGACCGTGCTACCATCTTTGAAAACATAAATCAGATGGTTAAAGGCCGGAACCCGGAGCTCCTGAACGCGCTCCTTAAAAACAGCCTCATCGAACTCGGTCAGGCGAGAACGGAGGCTGTCGTGCTTATCAGGATTTCTTCGGGGATTTGCTTGGTGTGGCAGTGCTTCTTTCCAAACACCAGATACGTCCCGCAATTCCAAGCTGTTTCCGTGCGGCTCACCTTGCGGCGGTATCGCTTCCCGCATTTATCGCAGCGGATCATCCCGGTAAACGCGGTGTACTGCGGTGCCTTTCGCTCAATGCCGTTGTGGATGCGGTTGCGCTCCATCTGCTCCTGTACCCGGAGGAACATCTCCGGCGGGATGATGGCCGGATGCGTACCTTCGGAAAAGTATTTGGGTAACTCCCCGTGGTTGATTTTCTCAAGCTTCGTCAGATGATCCACAACGTACTTTTTCTGGAGCAAGGCATTCCCGGCGTACTTCTCATTCTTCAACATATCCAGCACCCGCTTCGGCGACCAAACGCCGCCCCGATAGGACGGAATGTTTCGCTCACGCATGATTTCTGATATTTCTGTCACGCCAACGCCACCCAAGTAAGACTCAAACACCCAGCGGACAACAAGCGCCTCTTCAGGCTCAATCCATACTCGCCCCTTGCGAATGCGGTATCCATAAAGGAATCGCCAGTTTGCCGGTTCGCCAGCTTCAAACTGCTTTCGGATGCGCCACTTGCAGTTTTCAGAAACATTCCGGCTTTCCTCCTGCGCGTATGAAGCGAGGATGGAAAGCATCAACTCTCCACCCTCGCTCATGGAATGAATATTCTGTTCCTCAAAGTAGACATCAATGCCCAGCGCCTTGAGTTCCCGCACCGTTTCGAGCAATGTGACCGTGTTCCGGGCGAAGCGGGAGATGCTCTTGGTAATCACCATGTCGATCTTCCCGGCCCGGCAATCGGCAACCATCCGCTGAAAATCAGCCCTGTTTTCCTTCGTGCCGGTAATCGCTTCATCTACATACACCCCGGCATATTCCCATTTGGGATTCTGCTGAATGTATCCGCTGTAATGGCTCACCTGTGTGGACAGCGAATGCAGCATGGCCTCCTTACCGGACGAAACGCGGGCATAGGCACAAACCCGCATGCGCACCCAAGCGGGCGGTTTGCTTTGCATAACCCTTTGGATTTTTCTCATCACGCAGTTCACCTCCTCGTAGTGTCGCATATTACCTCTGGTGCCCATGAATAGCAAGATAAATCAACGCGAGAAATGGGTAGAAAAAAGACCACAGGGAGGCTCTCCCCTGCGGTACAAGGGGAAGCTCCGCTGTGGTCTTTGGCCCTATGCGACGCAGAAAATCGGGCGGTACTTCTCCCGCAGATAGCCGTCGATCTTCTCGAAATCATCTGCGGACAGTATCCCTTCGTTGAGCATCTGCTGAGAAATGGCCATCATGGCCTGATAGCGCATTTCCCGTTCAAACTGATCGGAGGTCAAGCACAATCCCTCCCATCAAAGAACCTTGGAATACTGCCCGGAAACCCAGCCCACCTGCGCGCCGACCACGATGGCATTCCAGCCGTTCGGGGCGGTGGCGATGTACTCGAAGGTCGTTCCCGGAGCGACGGAGGTGACGCGGGTGTAATTCGCGCCATTGCCTACCCGGACATTGACCTTGCCGCCGTCCGAGACAATGACGATCCGGCGCGCATTCGTTTCCGGCACTGGATCAGGGGTCGGCTTTTCCGATTCGACCGGCTCGTCCTTCTTTCCTTCGTCATCGTCGGCCACAGCGGCCATCAGGGCGGCGTGGGTTTTGTCACCGTATTTGCCGTCAACCTCCAAGCCCTCGCTCGTCTGAAACACCTTGACCGCCGCTTCGGTTTCCTCGCCGTATTCGCCGTCCGCGCCGTGTTTCGGCAGGGCATATCCAAGCTGGAGAAGAAGCTCCTGCAGCGCCTTGACATCCGCGCCAACCATACCGCGTTTGAGCAGTCGGCTCCCCAGCGTCACCTCCGTGGTGGTGGGCGGAGTAACCTCCGTGCCGCCTTCATATTTGATAAAGGGCAGCTTGTACCAGTGCGTCCATCCGCGACCCGCGACCTTGGTCTTAATGCAGCCATAGGCGAAGCCCTTCCACTCAATGGCGTAGCCGTTGCCGATGTAATAGCCCACATGCCCATCCTTGTGGAGCGCGAGGCCGACGATCTCCAGCAGGGTGCCGATCACACCCCAATCCATGCCCTTGGATTTGGCATAGGAAAACATGGAGTTGGCTCCCTTATCGGGGCAACCGTTCGCGCCGGATTTGTTGGTAAAGGTCTTATCGGTACCGACGCTTTCCAAAACATCGACGCCGCCGCCCGTCCACGCATAGCCCTTCGCGCCGCCGATGCAGTCGGCGCAGACCTTTTTTGCGGCAATGTCCTGCCTGTACCGGCTGGTGCGAGACGAGCCGTAGTGGGGCGGGTATTGCCCGGCCTTACGGGAACGAAGGCTCTCCGTGCATTTATACACGCAGGTTCCGTACCAATACGGCTGGCCCAGCATCTTCTCGCAATAGGCGGCAAAGTGCTCGTTGGTGAAGGGGATACTCTTGCGGTTAGACATTTTCATTTCCTCCAATCAAATAGGGCGACAGCTTATTCGCCATCGCCCGCGTCGGTCGTGTCACCCTTATCATCGCGGTTGTGAAGCTGTGCCAGAATGTCCTTGAGCTTATCCGGCACAGGCAATCCGAGGTGAGCGGCGTTTTCCAGCATGGACACGCCCTCGTTCGAGAGGTAGAAGCAAATCACAGCGGATCGCAACGCGCCACCCGTACCGATGACGTGCATATCCACGACATGCCCCACGCCCACCAGTGCAATGATGAGCATCTTGCGGAACAGCCCCTTGAACCCCACCGCACTGGATAACTTCTTATCAACAATGCCGCACATCACACCGGTGATGTAGTCGAGCACCATGAACACCAGCAGCGTGATGAGCAGACCGTCCGCACCGCCCAAGAAATACCCGAGCCACCCGCCGATGGCGGCGAATGCCATCTGCACCTTGGCCCATACCAGATCAATCGAAAAGTCCCTCATAAGCCCTCCTGTAAATTTAGATATCGAAAAACCACCTTCGCGCGGAAGGTGGCTGTTCCCGATAATGGTCAGACCTGAATCCAATTGCCGCCTGATCGATACCAGGGGATGCACTGCACCCAAGTGCCACCCAAGCGATACCACACCGCGCATTCCTTCCAAGTGCCGCCATCCCGATACCAGACCGTGGCATCCAAGTAGGTCACGGTAATGGTGCAGGAGGTCACGCGGGCATAGTTGGTGGAGTAGCCGCTGCTGGTGGATGTCTCTCCGTTGTACAAAACCAGCGCCGAATTGCCCTCTGCGAGATAAGCCTTCACGAAGGCGAACAGTGCCGCATTCGTGGAGGCGTTTAGGGTGTGCGTGACGGTATTGCCATAGAAGGTGCCTGTCAACGTACCTAGCGCGACACCGACCTGCGCAGAACCGTTGATCCCCGTTTGCAGCGTCTGGTAATTTGCGCGGCGAAAGGAAAGCACCTTATTGCTGCCTGATGATCCGGCAGCGGAACAGGTGATCTTGAGCGTGATCTGAGAAATGAGCTTGTTTTTTAGTGCAGCACCTGCCCCGGTGAACACCATGACGCCGACGCGCGAACCGGACGAGGATGTATTCTGATAAGCGCCTTGGCTTGCACCGTTCGAGGTACCGGTGTTCCATGTGCTGCTCCCGTACTGCGCGTAGCCGATGGTCGAGGCGCTTTCAGATGTTGCGGTAAACGTGCCCAACGGCGCACCTCCTCAACCAACCGGCACAAGGCATATCTGGCCATCCGTGCCGCTGGAGGGTAACGTCGCCGAATAGAAAATCCCGAGGTTCGTCAGCGCCGCCTTCGCGTTGTTTGCACCCGTCCCGCCACTTCCCACAGGGATGGGCGTCGCCATTCCCGAATGGAATAAGCGGAAGGCATAGTACGTTCCATTGACTGCTGTTCGCAAGAGAGCCGCATTGTCCATGCTGGCTTCATAGGCCGCCGTTCTGACCTCCAACATCCTGCGATTGTTCCCCGTAGAATCCTCCCACGCTGCGAAGGAGGCTGCCCCTACATAGCTGCCCTCAAACACGGTGCGGTTGGTCGTGTTATTGTACGTGGGCATCAAATAGACAGACGGGTACAGATAGCCTTGGATGGACAGGTTGCCGGTCATGGTATCTCCGGCCTTCTTCACAGCACCGATGTTGGTGCAGGCCGAGGCGGCATTGTCCGCACCGGTGCCACCCTGCGGAATATCGAGCGGCTGGGCCAGTACCAACGGCCAGCCAAGCTCCACCGCGCCCGCAGTCTCGGCAACCTTGCCAAAGGCGATGCCTGAGCCGTTGCGGTAGAAATCCATCATGACCTGTTTGGTGCCGATGCTTACGGACTGCTCCGGATTATGGAAGAAATCCTGTACGCGAACCATCAGGTCGAAGCTCGCCAGCACATCGAAGGTCTGCGGCAGAAGGAGATTTGTTGAGGCGACTCCATAATTGCTGGGCGTGATCGTAGTGGCCTGAGTCCATGCGCTGGCAGAGGACAGCTTATAGTACACCGTACAGGTCATGGTGTTTTTCCCGCCAACCGAGGACGCCCCCGCCGTCGCCGAAATGCGCACGCGGTTGCCATCCATTTGTGGAGCCGAACCGGTCGCGTTGCACCGCTCAGCTTTGAAGAGCGAAATCGTCGGCTGTGCGTAGGCCAACACGGAGATCGTCCGGGTGGTAGTCGCCGTGCGCCCTCGGGAATCTGTCACCGTGATACTCAATGTGCTGTCCCCGGCAACAGAGAGGACGTTTGTCGTGAAGGAAGAAGCGGTATACGCCGTTCCGTTCAGTGTCGTTCGGTAAGTGGTAATCGTACTGCCCTGCGCACCGGAAGCGGCAATCGATACTGCCAGCTTACTTTTGTTCTGGACATAAGCTGCAAACTGTGCCGCGATCCCCAAAACCGCCTCCGAGAAGGACACGCTGGAGATCGTCGGTACTACCGAGGCAGGCACATTCAAGATAATCGAGCAGGTCTTTGTGCCGGTGAGCACACCCGCATAGTAGGTATCGCAGGTGATCGTGCAAATGCCGGAGGTCGCAGAAGGAATTCGCTGCGCCAAGGTCAGCGGAAGTGCCCATAGCACCGAATCGCCGACGCCGGAGGCAATCTGCCCGGATGTCCCGCCAAAGGAATAAGAGAGCGTATGCGTGGCGGACGTGCTCAAGCGGTCAGTGTAGATTGTGACGGAAGTGCCCATATCAACGGACGATGCGGATGCGCGGGGCTGGCTGACACCTTCCTCGTAAGTGACATACAGGGTCGCTGCAGACCACTGGAGGTAGTTGTACGAATACCCCTGCCCGCTGGCGGAGGGCGAGGGATTGTACAGACAAAACGTGTTGTTGCCCGCTTGCAGGTAGGCCGCGACGTTGTTAAAGAGTGCGCCGGAGAAGTCATATGAAGTGGTGTTTCCATAGAAGCTGCCTGTGAACGTCCCAAGCGCGTCTCCGTAGTAGCCGCCGCCCGTCACGCCGGATTCGGACGCTGCCTGATACCTGGACTTGCGCAGGTACACGGTCTTTGTCGTTCCGGCACCAAAACCCGCCTCGGCGGAGGTCACTCGCAGCGTAATGCCGATGATGACCTTGTTCAGCAGGGATAGCCCGCTGAAATGCACGATGCCGACGAAATTGTAGTCGTTCGAGTAAAACTCCTGACTGGCGGCGGAGCTTTTGTAGTTGCTGGCCGAGTTGGTTTTCCTCGTCCGCATGGATGCGGTGAAGCTTACGGTCGTTGCCATAATGACCTCCTTACCCCGTGTAGATCACGGACAGATTTCCGTTGGTTTGCGGCTCATACGCAAATTTGCCGATCTGCAGGCGGGTAAGAATCTCCGCTTGCGTGACATAGAGCTTGTTATTTGACAGATAGGCGACCTGCGTATTGTTCATATAAAAAGCCACCCGGTCGTTGACAACACGGATGGTGATGGGGTTGCCTGACTTCCCGATGATCAAACCGTCATCCCCAAAGGTCATATAGGTTTTGATCAAGTTGATCTGTTCTTCGGTGGCCTCCTGCCCCTCGGACAGATCTTTCTCAATTTCCTCCACCTTGCTGACCGCCCATGTGAAATTGGATTCGGTTTGTTCAGCCAATGTGGAGACGGTTCCCTGAAGCTGCCCAAGTGCGTCGGCAGAGGCATAGTCACGCTTGACTTCCTGCCGTATGGCGTCGGCGGTCAGCGTGATCTGTGCCACAGCTTCGCCAACGGCGTCTACGGCTTCGTCCTTCGCAGCGGATACCTCGCCCTCCACATACAACCGCAGCGCTTCATTGCCGGAAATGTCCACTGCTTGGAGTTTGGCGATGAAGGCTGTGTACGCGAATAAGTCGTCCACGTCGAGGTTGGCGGCCTTGATCGCCCGTACCAGCGCCTCGTCGGCAAAGATGCTCTGGACGTTGAGCTCGCGGGCGGTGATCGTATTTTGCAGGAGCTTGCCGCCCGGCAGGCTTTCGTCGGCCACATCATCGCCCGTGACAGACTTCTTTTCGGTGATGATCGAGCCGTCCTCGGCCACAGATACCGCATAAAAGGAACCGTCCGCACCTCGAACGATCAATTCGCCCACGGTCAGGGAAGCCATGTTTGCCTCGGTCACGGCAAGATCGGCGACATAGAGCTTGCCGTTGATACCGCGCTCGATGATGGCCGTTCCTGCGGTCATATCCTTGATTCGCGCCCAATCTATGTCGGCGCTTCCGATGCTGGCGTTCACCATCTGCGCAATGGCGGTATTCAGCGTCGTAATGCCCGCCCAATCAATCTGTGCTTCATGCAGATGCGCCGTGGTGATCTGCGCCACGGCAATGCGCGCGATGGCGGCGTTCAGGTCGCCGATGCTGGCCCAATCGATGTGGGCGTTTTCGATGCTCGCTGCGGTGATCTGTGCCAGCGCAATCTGGGCGATCCGGGTATTCAGGCTGATGATGTTCGCCCAATCGATGTTCGCCTGATTGATCGTCGCGGTATTGATCTGCGCCACGGCGATGCTTGCCATCTGTGCTGCCAAACCGCCGATGTCGGCCCAAGAAATGTTGGCGTTCTCGACGTTGGCAGTGGTAATTTGCGCGGTGGCGATGGTGGCCAGCGCCGCATAGAGCGCATCCGTCGTGACGCTGCCTGCCGCCAACTCCTGTATCTGAGCGGAAATCGCCGTAATCGCGTCCGCGTTTAAGGAGCCGATGGTCGCTTCCTCGATCTTGGCCCGCGTGATCGCCGCATCTGCAATGAGCGCGTTGACAATAGCTGCAACCTCGATATGCGCCGTCTGAATGGCCGCCAGCCCGATTTGAAGGCTGCCGACCGCGCCATCCCTGAGTTGGCCCGCACCCACGGAGTTGATGCCCAGCTTCGCGCCGGAGATCAGGCCATTGGCAAGCTGCCGGGACGAGATCATATTGCCTTCGAGCGTGTCCGTCACGGTGCCGAGGGTCAGGGCGGTGTACTTGTGGGTCAGGCAATCGTAGGTGTACTGCGTCAGCCGCATGGATACCGCGACGCCAATGCGCCGGGCGATGACTCGGACGGCATCACCGAGGAAGATATTCTGGAGCGCCCTATACTGCTGGTATTCCTCGGTTTCAGCGCAGTTGATGAAGTCGACTTTGAGCGTCACAGTGGGCAGGTCGCAACCCTTGCCGTATTCGGCCTGCGCTGCTTTGCGCATCTCCGTGTAGCATTGTGTCTTGGTCTTTTTGCTGTCGCCCTTCGTGACCTCTTTCGCGTCGGACACCGGCAGGTGAATCCATTTCGGGTGAACGTAGCTGCCGATGTGCGCGCTGTCGATGTACAACTCCGGCAGATACAGGACGTTGCCGTCCACATCTTCACCGGTTGGCATGATCCGGGTGACTACATCGGTCAGGTCTACATCGTAGGAAATGCCGAGCAGGTTTTTCCTTTCCCGAATCTGCACATCCGTATCAGAGCCGATGCGATTGACGAGGAAAGCGTCGAACCAATCCCTCCCCAATTCACCGCCGTACTTTTCAACCACGCCGCCCTCACCCAGCAAGGCATCCACGGGATTGACGTTCTCGATTTCCACCTCTTCGGCGGTGGAATCGAGGTCGGAGTAGAAGGTGAAATCATGCTCGGTCAGGCATTTTGAGGATATGTTTTGAACCACATTCGCCCCGGTCACATTGGCGGCGGGTTTGTAGCTCTTGAGCATGTTATCCATCAAGTCGTAAAACAGATGGCGCGCATAGATGGTGATCTTCGTGAGCTCCGGCACGGCGCGGTAGATGCGGAACGGTTGGTCACGCAGTTGGCGCGGCTCGACCACGGTCTTGCCTGCGGCAGCGGGCGTCGGTTCGGTACGCACATAGGTCAGGTACTGTGAGGCCATGTATCCGCGCTTGCCGTCCGGGCAGGACACCTCATACCATGAGGAAGTTGTTTTGTTGAGGACGATGACCTCGGTGCCTTTCTTGTACTTGGCGAGAATCTTGTACTTGGTTCCGGTGCCGGAGCGCAGGCGTAGCGGATCGCGGCTGGTGGATATTCGGTAGATCATGCCGCCGCCCGTTTGCGGCGCGAGCTTCACCTGCGGTGTCATTGCTGCGGGCACCGGCGCGCGGAGGATGTTGCCCTCGATCAGCCGCCGCCATTTTCCCTGCGCATCCAGCGGATGCTCAAGCGTCAGTTCCCACTCGCCGTTCAGCGTTTCAGTCACGGTGCAAGATGAAGGGCTGACCGGGCCGAGGCCATTTGCCGAGAAATCCTCACAATCGGGTGTGTATACGCAGATCAAGGGCTTCACCTCCTTTTGGGCATAAAAAAGGCCCATCGGCGATGGGCATCAGAGCAAGTACCTCCAATTTGGCCGCACCTCAACCTTGGTTACGCTGCCGCTCCAACTCACTGCGTTCATGCCCGGCGCGAGCGTTGGAAAATCCCCACTCATGTTGTTGTTCATAGAGGTGGCACCGTTGTATGCTTCCATGAGAGGCGTGTCCAGCGTGATGCTCCCGGAAACACCATCAAGCTCCACAATGGTCAGCCCTACCATGAGGGTGATCTCCCCAGAGCCGTACACCGTGATCACCGGCTCGGATGGCACATTGCCCGGATTGGTGATTGTGCCGCCCGAGGTCGTCAGTGTAATGAGCGGCACAGTGTTTGCATTCCAGAACGGCTTGCAGCGGAAGTTGACCGCGAAAGTGCGGGGTGGGTTTCCACGCAGGATTTTCTCGAAGCTGATCCGGTTGACGATCCGGGCATCGTAAAAGCCACCCTGCCGATTGGCGAAGGTGACTTTGCCGCTTCCTTTGAGCCAAGCGCAGAGCATGGGGATTTTGGATGGGTCTGAGATGATACATTGCGCTGTGAGCAGCAGATCGTCGTAAATGCATTCGCCCTGCAATGTGGTCAGAGAGCCGCTTCGACTCGGTACATCGGTAAAGGTGACGCGCTCGGAGGGGATGGTGAAAGGGGGCTGCTCCAGCACACGCACTCCATAGGCCGTGCAGCGCGTCCCATTCCATTCAAACCAATCGTTCATGGTTTTGACCTCCTCGGTGTATAGGAAAAGCGCCATCCTTTCGGACAGCGCCCTGTTCATGATAAATGGCTAAATCGCCTTGATCTTGTCGATCCCATGGATCGCCGCCAGCGTGGAACCGTTGTCCCATTGGATGTGGTGCCCCCGGCATCGTCAACCATCTGGACGGTTCCCATAAGGCCCGGTGGCATCTCGCGGTACGGATCGCACATCTCGATCAGTTCCACGCGGGTGCCCTCCGGGTATTGCTCCCGGAGCCGTTTCAGGACTTCGGGGCGCAGCTGCATCGCAAACATGGCAAAGCCTCCTTTCTGTTTCAGGTAGACCATCTATCCCTCCACAGGCCGGAAAAGTCAAGATAACTATGCCATCCGCAGCCCTCGTCCGCGCTGTTGGCGGCGGGTCAGGCTGGCGATCTCCACGGCCAGCGCGAAAGCATCCTGCTTATCGTTGATGTAGAAATTGCTGCCCGCGAAGGAGACGGTGTTCTGGTTGGTGTAGGTACGGCGGTTGTCGCTCGTGGAATAAGCAATGGCCCCTTCTTTTGCCGCACCCGTCAGGAAGCGCGTCGCGTTTCGGAGGACTCTTGCTTGCGCTTTGCTCTCCAGCAGCGCGCCCAAGCCGAGGCCCTTCATGGCCATGCGTCCAATCTCATCGCGGAACACGCCGGAAGGAGAGTTGATTTTAAGTTCGCTCTTGGCAGCGAGCACGGCAGCGCGGGCAGCAGCGCGCATCGCGGTGACTACGCCGGAGCGCCCGGCATTGATGCCTGCCTGAAGCCCCGCCATGGCGTTGAGGCCAATGGAACGGAGCGTGGCAATGGTCAGGCTACTTGCTACGGCGCTTTTCACATTGGCGGCAACCGTGGTGCCGGTGCCCGCCATGCTGTAGGAGGACATGGCGTTGGCCAGCCCCTCCGCCGCACTGGTGCCAAGTGTGGAGAGCGTATTGCCTGTAATGGCCGATGTCAGAGCGGCCTCAAGGCTGGCGGCTACGGCCAAAGCATCCGCAGACAGGTCGTATTCCGTCATGCCCGCGCCGACGCCAGCGGCCACGTATTCGCCGACAGGCTTTACGCGCGTCGAGGGCGACTCAATGCCCAGCGCCTGATTGAGCGCGGCTTCCAATTGCGAGGCTACCGTCTCGGCGTCCGCATCCCATCCGGCTTCGGTCATGCCCTGCGCGACGCCTGCCCGGATGTTTTCACCGGTGCCGGTAAGCTCAAGGTTGTTCAGGAACGCAACGATGTTCTGGAGGTTTTGAATGTCCTCTTCGCTGACTTCCTCGCCGTTCTGGATTGCCGCCACCAGTTCCGCGACGTAGGTGGAGAAGTTGGCCATGTTGTCGCCGGAGAACTGTTGATTCATACGCTTGTCGATGCCGGAGATCGTGGCATCGTCCAGCAAGCCCCACAGGGAAACCCAGCTGCCCTTGTTACGCTCGAACGATTCCAATTCACCATTGAAGCCGTTCATCCAGGTCAGCAGATCGGAACCCAAGAGTCCATTGAGCCAGCCCCAATCGCTGTGTGACTGTTTTCCAAAGAACTCCGATGTCACATACTTGGTGGTAACCCCAGCAGCTGCCTTCTCCACCGATTCAGCGGTACCCTCGATCTGCGGGGTAATAAGCACATGCAGGGTGCCGTCCGCGTCATAGGCGATCAGGGTACTGGCATCGATCTTGCTGGCCGGGACGAGGTTGACCGGAATCTCCTTGCCGCCCTCCCAGAAGGTGGCGTTCGGATCATCCAGCACCTTGGAGGGATCGTCGTATTTTTCGCCCACACGCACAATACCGGTCAGCGTCACGGGATTGTTGGCCACGAACTCATTGTAGGCGGTTAAGTCATAGCCCACGATGCCGATCCGGCTCTCGATGTAGCTGGGCTTCGTCACGCCTTCCTTATCTTTATAAGCGGTGATGATCGCCTCAAGCTCGGCTTTGAGCGCAGTCTTGTCCACGTCCGTAGCGTCCGCATAGGCTGTGACGATTGCGTCGATCTGTGGTTCGGAGAGCTTGGAAACATCGATGTTCTCCGCGCTCAGATACTTCGTGACCATGGCGGCCACGTTGGTGGGAGTCAAGCTCGCGGTGGACGCGCCGCCCGTGACCTCTTCATAGGCCAAGACAAAGGCGGTGATACCTTCCGGCTTGAGGCCGTCCGTGTTGGTTTCCGATTCCTCCAGATACTTTGAGATGTAGGCCGTGATCTCGGCGGGAGTGAGCGTGCTGGTGTCCGCGCCGGTGGCCAGTTCCTGATAGGCGTTCACCATGGCGGTCACATGTTCAGGGGTCAAGCCAGACACATCCGCGCCGGTCACTACCTCGGCATAGGTGCTCACATAGGCCAAAAGGCCGGTGGGCGTGAGCGACGCCGTGGAAGCCCCCTCGGGGATTTCCGTATACTCGTTGATGAACGCGGTGACCTTCGGCTCCAGACGCAGTACGTTCTCGGCCTCCGTGTATCCGTCGATGACCGCCTGCGTGGTAATGACACCCGGATTGGAGGCAAACTCATCCCACCGCGCCTGCGCGCCGGTCATGTCGAGGTCTGTGGTGATCTTGAGCATTTCTTCGGGCACGGCCTCGGAGAAGATGCCGCTGAGGCCGGTCAGCGTGCCCTTGTGATCCTCGACAAACTGCGCCAAGGCGGCAACCTGTTCCATTTGCTTGGAGACATCGATCTCCGGGAACAGCGCCTGCACCTCGGCTTCGGTCATGCCGCTGTCCATCAGCGACTGGATTTGCGTCAGGACACCGAGATACTCGACCAGCGCCGCTTCGTCCATGTCCGCCGTCAGGGCGTTCATTTCCTCCAGTGCCTTGGCCATGCCCTGCGTATCGTTGTTGGCGGCGGCGATGCTGTAATCCCGGAGCTTACCGGTCAAGGTGTCTAGGTCTGTGCCCGCCTGCTGGATGTCCGCCTGATTCCAGACAGGCATGACGATTCCTTGGAGCGTCTTGGCGTATTCCTCGGCGGCAGCTTTCCGGTTCTGGTTGTACTTGTCGTTGAGGTCGGAGAGCGCCTGCTGCTTTTCAGCACCGTCCTCCATCAGCGCAATGAGGGCGTACTCCTTGTCGTACTGCGCGTCCAGTTCGGTGTTGACGGCGGCCATGCCTTCGGCTGCGGCAACCATGGCGCTTTCGTACACCGAGGCATCGGCGTCAACTTGGCCACGGGCATGTGCGCGGGCGACCTCGGCCTCCAGCTTCTGGCGAATGGTTTCAAAGCCGTCCGCTTCGAGGGGCGAGAGTTTGTACTTGACCTCGATGGCCTCGCGGGCGTCGATCAACTCCTGCAGGCGCACCTTGTCCTTCTCGGTGAAATTCTTGTTCTTCCGCTTCTTCAGGAGCCGTGCGATTTCCGTGTCCATCTGGTCGAGCTTGGCGATGTCCTTCTCAAGCTGAGAAGAAACCGAGGTGTACCCGGCCTCCTTCGCGGTTTGGTTCAACGCCTGAAGCTGCTCACGGGTGGAGCCGGTCAGGGCTTTGAAGCTCTCGATCCATTCGGAGGCGATCTCATCGGTTTCTCCTTTGCCATCCGACCATACGGTCAGCAGCCCGGAGAGCCAGCCCTCGGCGTCCCGTGCAGTGCGCACGAAGTCCTCTTCGGACATACCAAAGAAGGACAGCCCCTTGCCGGAACCGTAGAAGGTATCGGCAGCGCTATTCTTCCATTTGTCCGCTGTCTTGCTTATGCCCTCGAGGGCTTCGCGGACAGCCTTGGCACCGGAGGCGTAATCGTACAGCTTGACCGCGCCGTAGATCAGCGCTGCAGCCAACGCGGCCACAGCCAGCTTAGAGGAAAAAAGCGTCTTGACAAAGCCGGTGAACCCACCGCCCGCCAGCTTAACGCTCGCGGAAAACTTGCCGATGCCAATGCTCGCCTTGCCCAGCACAGAAGTGACCTTGGATACCGCGCTGAACGTTTTGCCCAGAACGAGGATGGCCGGGCCAGCGGCGGCGGCAAAGGCCGCGAACTTGATGATGGCCATGCGCTGGCTCTCGTCCATGCCGAGGAAGGATTGCAGAAGCTCGTTTCCCTTGTCAATTAGCTTCTGGATGGTCGGGTTCAGATCGTCGCCGATCTGCTGCGCAAACAGCATCGCTGTGTTTTTGAGGTTGGTGAGGCGGCTCTTAGTGGTAGCATACCGCTTGTTGGCCTCCGTGGCGAGTGCTGTGTTTTCTGCCCACGCCTTATTGGCGGTGTTCTGTGTTTTGGTGAAAAGCTCGGTGGCGTTGGTGGCGCGCAGCAGCGTATCCCGCAAACGCACCTCCTTGATGCCGATCTCCTCAAGCGTGGCAATGGCCGATTCGCCTTCATCGTCCATACGGCTGAGGCCCACAATGAACGCTTGGAAGGCAGCGGCGGGATCGTTGTCCCACAGCTTTTTGAACTCCTTCGCGGTCATGCCGGACACCTTGCCGAAATCATCGAGCGCCTTGCCGCCTGTTGCGGCGGCGACTTCCATTTTGATCAGCGCCTTGGAAAAAGCGGAGCCACCCATCTCAGCTTCGATGCCTACCGACGAGAGGGCAGCGGCGAAGCCCAAAATCTGCGATTCGGACAGCCCGACCTGATGACCGGCAGCCGCCAGACGCATGGACAATTCCATGATTGCGGATTCCGTGGTCGCGTAATTGTTGCCGAGGTCGACCAGCGCGGAACCCAGATTGCTGAACTGCGATTGATCCATACCGGTGATGTTTGCAAACTTCGCCAACGTGGAGGCCGCCTGATCCGCGACAATGTCCGTGCTGTTGCCGAGGTCAATCATGGTGCGCGTGAACCCGACGAGATGCTTGTTGGCGATGCCCAGCTGGCCCGCAATTGCCATGACCTCTGCAATGTCCGCACCGGAGGTCGCAACCTCCGTAGACATCTTCTTGACCGAATCGGACAGCGAATCGAACTCTTCCTCGGTGGCCTCGACGGTTTTCCTGACGCTGGTAAAGGCGCTCTCGTAATCGATGCTGGCCTTGACGGCGGTCGCGCCCAGTGCCACGATGGGCGTGGTGATGGCGGCGGTCATGGCCTTGCCCGTCTTGGTCATGGCCTTGCCGATGGTTTCGGCCTTTTTGGAGAAAGCCGTCAGCGACTCGCCCGCCTTCGTCCATTTGGACTCCATGCGGTAGAGCGCCTCGGTCAGCTTCTTGATCTCGGCTTCGGTTTCCCGGACGGCGGCCTTGGCGTTGTTCAGATCGGTGGTCGCCTTGGAAACAGCATCGGCGTTGTTTTGAAGCGTTTTGCTGTTGGATTTGATCTGGCCTTCCAGCAGCTTCACCTTGTCGCGGGCGTCCTGAAACTCCTGTTTGTAGCGCTCCAGATTGGCCTTGGCGGCGATGGTCGCTGAATCGTTCTCGCCCAGCGACGAGGCCAGCCTTCGGTATTCCTTGGCGGCATTGCCCACCTCGGTTTTGAGGCGGGTATACTCTGCGCGGGCTTCGGTCAGGGAAGCCTTCATCTTCTCCTGACGGGCATAGGAATCCGTCAGCTTCTGATTGGCCGCAACGAGCGCGCGGGAGTATTGCTCCACGGCACGGTTCTGCTGGGTGAGCTTATTGCCCAGCATGGACAGCTTGGCCTCGGTGCCCTTGACCGACTTTTCAAACTTGTCGATGCCCGAACCCGCCAGCCGGAAGGTGCTCTCGGCCTCCTTGATCTGCTGATTGATGGTGCGCATGTTGCGCGAAAAATTATCGCTGTCCAGCGACAGCGCGACCACCAACTCGCGCAAGACCTCGCTCACTCAAATCACCTCCTGGCAGTGGACCTTCCACCGGCCAAAATGAAAAAGCCGGGAACGACTTGCGCTCTCAGCCTCAAGGTTTCAAACTCGTCCACACCTGATCGATATAGGCAGGTCTGGGTGTGTTTTTGATCTTCGCCTGCTGCGCGTCCCAAGCCCGGAGGCGCAGGAAGCCCAGCATATCCATCTCGTCAATCTCCCGCATGCGCCAGCCGCTTTTCAGCAGCGCATTGAAAGTTTCATATATGTATTCCGGCAGCGTCAGAAGCCCGGAATCTCCTCGTCCTCCGTCTGGGCTTTGAGAAGCTCCTCCGCTTCCATCGTCACCGGCTTCGTAGGGAAAGCGTCCAACACCTCTGTCGTTTGTGTCTGCACGGCCATGAGCGCCAGAGCGATGTCATGCATCAGCCGGTCGGCGGGATAGAAATCGTACACCTCGTCAGGGCTGAATTGGCCGCCAAAGAGGATGCAGAACCACTTGACCATGGTGTCGAGGGCATCCGCGACGGTGACCTGCTCACCCGACACGTCCTTGCCCTCGGTAGCGTCGCGGGAGATGCGCACGAGGTTGCCGTACATCCTCGAGGCCGGTTCCATCTCGCGCAAAGCGCGACCAGATACAAAATCCACGGAATATTTCTTTTCTCCGAGCGTACAGGTGATCATTTGGGCATCGTCCTTTCATCTAAGTAGGAAGCCGCCGCGTGGAACATCTCCGCGCGGCGGCCATGGGTTACGGGCCGGGTGTGAACACCGGCTCGTAGACGCTTTGGAGGAAGGTCGCGCCCTTGGCGGCGGTGAATCCATTCTCACCCTCGTCGGCGACCGCCTGATATTGACCGTCGTGGGTGCGCTTGATAGCCACCCATTCCACCTCACCGGTCTGGCGAGTGATGGTACCGCCCTCTTTGGTCTGGTAGGTCTCCGCGACCGGTTTGGCCCTGACCTTGTAGAGCCACACATAACGGAACTTGCCGTTCGACTTCTCACTCATGAAGCCCACAGCGTAGTACGGCGGTTTATCGTTGGCCTTGCGGATCAGCACGCCGTTGTCATCGATGATGTTGCCGAAAATCTGCTCTTGGATGGTGAGCGGAATGTCGGCCATCTTGGTTTTGAAACTGAGCTCGGGATCGGGGTACAGCACGTCGAACTCGACATCGTCTGCGTATTGCACGTCCGGGTCGGAATTTTCCGGGGTCACGGAGGCTTCAATCGCACCCGCCACCAGTTGGAGCGGGCCGTAAGCCAGCGCGGCTTCCGTATCCTCGGTCAGCGGAGCCAACACCATGTTTTTGAGGCCGACCGTGGATGCCACAGCCGGGGACGCAACGGGATTAGGCATAAAAAAAGACCTCCTATTTGTTGTTCAGTTCATTGTGCAGAACGCGCTTTATTTCTTCAAAGGCTTCGCTCGCCTTTACGTCAAAAGCCGGACGCACGAAAGGGTGCGCGGGCGCGGGGGCTGGCCCGCCGTGCCCAAACTCCACGGGGTTTGCGTAGTACGCGCTCTTGTCCTTGTAGTGGACGCCGACGGTGATCCGCTTGCCGCCGCCCGATTTCTTCTTGACCGAACCGGTTCGGATGGAGCCGTGCAGATCACCGGTGATGATCGCCGGGTCGGTGGAAGCGTTGTGGAGCATCTGGTTTTCGATAGGCACAGCGCCCGCTTCAAGTGCCCGATTGACGCCCGGCCCCTGATCCAGCGCAGCGGCCATGTTGATCAAATCATCCTTCAGATCGTCAAACCCGCGAAGCTCAATCGCCATGCCGGGCCTCCTCCCGCAGGCACCACGTCCATTGCACGGTGTATTGCCGGGTTGCGGTATCGTAGGCCGGTTGATTGTAGCCCTTGTCCGATTCCTCGATCATGGCAAACCCGGCAGCGTACATCGCGCTTCGGATTCGGCCCGCTGTGTCTGTGGGATCAAAGTCACTCCACAGATTCAGGTACACGAAGGTCTTGTAGGCCGTGGCCTGATCGTCCTGATGCGCATCCTCTGTCGTGGTGGTCGAATAGACCGCATACTGCGCGGGCGGGTTCTGATTGCCGGGGGTAGGACGCCAGATACCGGCGAACACGGGGATGTTCAAGCCGGAGAGGGCCTGCTGCACCTGTTTCATCAGCTGACCCCCTTCACGATGGATGCCTTGAGGCCGAGGTAGCGGCGCTTGAATTCGTACTCGCCCAGCGTGGAGATGAGCCACTTCTCGCCTCGGAACCGCACCCACATGCCCGGCTTGACGTCATCCCGATAACGGATGGTGAAGTTGATGACAGCCTCGGCATTCACCGTATCCGCTGCGCGAAAGTGCTGGTTGCCCGCGTCCGTGGCCGCCGCCCAGACCTTGCAGAGCACGACCTCCTTGGGTTCCGGGTAGCCGTTTTCATTGATGCCGTTCTCGGTGTACCCGATTTCCACCAGATTGCGAAGGTCGCCCGGATGTGGGGCTGCTTCGAAGTTTTTATAGCCGCGCAAGCATCCCCACCTCCTAAAACATCTGGCTCACATCGCGGTATGGGTAGAGCAGGTTCTCGAACGCAAGCCGCATGGCGAGGTATACCTGCTTGTCCGGGTTATCCCGGTTTTCGTAGTAATGGCTCGCCATGAGCAGCACGGCCAGCTGCACAGGTTCCGGCGCGACATCGTCAAACGTGACCCGGCAGAAATCTTCGGCGGCGGCCTGCGCCTGACGAAGAAGGCTTTCCAGATAGGCATCTTCATCGTTGTACTGGATGCGAAGATGGGCCTTGAAGTCCTCGACGGTTACGACCATTGGCTCACCGCCTTATTCGGCAGACTGGTTCCGCGCCTCGGATGCCATGACACCGGCGGCCTTCATGACCGTCAGCAGTTGGTTGAAGCTCTCGCGCAGCGCGGCGACCGTGGTGGCCTCGCTGGCGGGGATACAGGGCAGAACCGGTTCACCGGCAGCGGGTAGATCGAATAACCCTTCCGCGCCTTCAACCGTCGCACCGGGGAGAAAGGTCAGCTTGCCGCCGATGACCCATTCGTTCCCGCCGTGCGCGTGGAAGTTTCGGGTTGAGCTTTCCATTGTGAACGACCTCCTTCAAAGGGAAGGGGCTGCCCTGCGCGGACAGCCCCCGTAGATTAAGCAGACTTCATGGCCATCACCTTAACCGCTTCCGGCAGGATGAGCTTGCCATCCACACGCTGTGAGGCAAGGAATCCGACCTGCCCGGTCGGGGCATAAAGCTCGTTGAGCCTTTGGAACTTGCGGCCTTCGCGGTCGGCGACCCAATAGTACGACAAGTCGCCGAACAGGATGGATTTCGCGGACGCTGCGATCTCCGGCATGAAGGACGAGGTATAGACCGGACGATTCAGGAGCGTATCAGGCGTACCGGCAGTCACGGAGGGCTGCCAGATGTAATCGCCGTTCCCATTTTTCAGCTTGCGGAGCGCCTTCACGGTGCTGTCATTCATGATGAACACCGACTGGCGGCGATACGGGGCACGCAGGGCATAGAACAAATCCATCACCTCGTCCATGGTGATGGCAGAGGCGCTGGCAGCGGTCACGCCGGTTTCCGCGCCGCCCGAGGTGGCCAGAATGCCCAGCGGTTTCCCGGTGCCGTTGCCGCTGAAGAACGCCTGCTCCTCGGCTGCGCCGATGCGGCGCGCGAATTCCGTGGCGATGTAGCTGGCAATATCGAACACGCTGTCGTGCAACAGCTCATCCGAAACCTTGATCATGGTCGCCAACTTGTAGGCACCAATGGAGGTCTGGCCGAAAACGTCGTCGCTCTCCGGGTAGGCGGCCTCCTCATCGATCCAAGAAGCGTTGCCCTTGGAAGCGACGACGGGAATCTTGCGGTCGCCGGAACTGGTCGTAATGACCTTCGCAAGCTGCCGGAAGATGTTCTGCTCTTCCAGCGCCTGCACCAAGGTGCGCTCGTATTCGTCAGGCACGAGGAATCCACCCTCGCTGTCGGTGCCGACCTGCAAGGCGTTGTACACCTCATGGGGCACGGATTTGCTGCGCATCAAGCGCCAGAACGAGGTCTTGTATTCGTCGCTGGCCCGGCCAGTCTTGGTGGAACCGTCGGTCTGCGGCTTGCCGGTCAGGGGCTTGGAAGTGGGCTGGTTCATCTCGCGGTCAATGGCCGCCTGACGCTCCAAGCGCTCGATTTCCTTGCCGAGGCTGACAACGTCGGCCTCCATTTTCTCGTAGGTGGCGTTATCCTCGACGGAGACCATACCGTCCTCACCGCGTTTGGTGTCCAGAAAAGCCTTCGCGGCATCCCATGCCTTGGCTCGCTTTTCGCGCAGGGCAAGAATCTGGTTCATGTGTTTTCCTCCTATCATTTCAAAAGCGACAGCCTTTTTTCAAGGTCTGCCGCTTTCACTCGGTTGTCCGGTGTGCTTGGTTTGGGGATTCGGGCGATCAGCTTGTCCAGCAGGCTGTTGGTGACGGCCCTGCGGGAGAAGGAGAAGCTGTTCTCCGGGGCGTTGCCCGGCGAGGAGCCGGACTGGAACATGATCTCATCGCAGAAGCCAAGCTCCTTCGCCTTGTTGGCGTTCATCCACGTTTCGCCATCCATCAGGTGGCTGAGGCGCGTGCGGGAGAGGCCGGTCTTGATTTCGTAGGCATTGATGATGCTCTCCTTCACCTCATCCAGCAGCTGGATGGCCTTGCGCATTTCCTCGCTGTCGCCCATGGCGATGGTCAGCGGATTGTGGATCATCATCAGCGAGGTCGGCGACATCAGCACCCGCGTTCCCGCCATGGCAATGACCGAAGCTGCGCTGGCGGCGATGCCGTCGATTTTGACCGTGACGTCCGAAGGGTACTCCATGAGCATGTTGTAGATCTGCGAGGCGGCAATGCAATCGCCACCGGGCGAGTTGATCCAGACGGTGATGGGGCCGGTACCCGCCAGCAATTCGCTCTTGAAGAGCGCAGGCGTTACATCGTCCTCAAACCAGCTGTCCTCGGCGATTGCGCCGTCAAGGTACAGCGTCCGGCTGTCCGGGGCAGTTTCATCCCGTGCCTGGAATGCGGCCTCCGCTTGGCAGGCGGCCTCCACCCAATTCCAGAACCTTTTCACTTGGTTTCCTCCTTTGGTTTGCGGCCAGACGAAGGGGCCGGGTTTGCGTTCCCGCCCTTTTCAGCCGCCGTGATGGGGATCATGTTGCCGTTGACCAGATAGGCATTGCCGCCATCCGCATCCGGGAGCGGATTGAGGTTTTCGAGGTCGCGGATGTCGTTGGCGCTCATCCAGCCGTTTTGGCGGGCAATGGCGTAGCCTTCCATGCGCTCCTTGTACGCGCCCCGCATCAGGCCGTCCATGTTGATGCGCACAAAAAAACGCCCTTTCTCCTTTTCGGAGAAGAGCGCGCGGTTCATGGACTGCTCGATGCGAACGAGCCATGGCCGGATGGTGTGGACGCCAAAGGAGATGGACTGGTGCTCGATGTTTGAGAAGGTGGCGTGTTCCAGATCGCCCACCAGATGCGGGGGCACCCGGAAGATGCGGCAGATCTCCGAAACTTGGAATTTCCGCGTTTCGAGGAACTGTGCTTCGTTGTTCGGCATGGAGATGCGTTCAAAACGAAGCCCTTCTTCCAAGATTGCCACGCGGTTGGCGTTGGCGGAGCCGCCATAGGCGGCGTTCCAGCTTTCGCGCAGCGCCTTGGGGTTCTTGACCGTATTGGGGTGGGTCAAGACACCAGCTGGGGTTGCGCCGTTGGCGAAAAACTTGGAACCGTACTCCTCGGCGGCAATCCCCAAGCCAATCGCGCTTTTCTCCAGTGCGATGGGGCTGTAGCCCACCACGCCGTCAAAACCCAAACCGGGGATGTGCAGCACCTCTTCCGGCGCAAGCCGGACGGTACGGCCCTCCGTGGTGGTGTAGGTGTAGGTCAGGGCACCCGCGCTGTTGCGGTCAACCTCCATGCGATCCGGCAGGAGCGGATAGAGGCCCACGATCTGGCTGCGACCGCTGCGGACGATCTGGCTATAAGAGTTGCCCCACAACAGCAGATGCGAGAGCATGACCTCGCGCAGAATGAAGGAAGTCATTTCATCGTTCGGCTCGTCATGGAGCAACCGAAACAGGGGATGCTCCAGCGCCTTGACGCTGCCGGTGTCCGTGTTCTCATAAACGTGGAGCGGCAAGCTGGCGACCGTTTCAGCGATTACCCGCACACAGGCGTACACCGCCGACACCTGAATGGCCGATTGAGCCGTGACGGATTTGCCCGCGCCGCTGGAGCCAAAGTAGAAGGCGAGCGCGGCGGACACGGCGTTTTGCAGCGTGGGCCGCCCTTCCGGCTTATCGCGTGACCGGAATAGGCCGAGTAAATTCATTCAGTTGCACCTCCATTGGATTACAAACCCGATCCGGTCTTTTTGTCGTGACAGGGCTTGCACAAGGCTTGCCAGTTGGTTTCATCCCAGAACAGCGTTTCGTCCCCGCGATGCGGAACGATATGGTCAACGACCGTGGCGGGCGCGAGCAGTCCCTCCCTTCGGCACTCCACGCAAAGGGGATGTCGGCGGAGGTAGCGCGCACGTGCGCTGCGCCATTTGCCGCCATAGCCACGCTCGGTGGCGCTTTCACGGGCGTACTTCGCCCGGTGCTGTTCGCAATAGGTGCCGTCCGATAAATTGGGGCATCCCGGATGGCGGCAAGGGCGTTTTGGCTTCTTCGGCATAGCAGTTCCTTCATATAAGAAGCAGACCTCGTTCGTCATAAACGGAGCCGCCATTTTGATTCTTCATCGCCCGATCCAGCGCCATGACCAACGCCACAGCGCCGTCCACTTTCTCGGTCGATTTCTCTTTGTCGATTTTGAGGTTTCCTGCCGGATCGGTGCGGACGAAGGCGTTGTCCATGTTCCAACGGAGAACCGGGTGCCCGCCATGGTTGAGCTTCCTCTCAAGGACGATACGCATAAGCTCCTTCGTCGGCGGGCTCATGTCTTTATATCCCTGGCCGAAGGGTACCATCGTAAAACCGTCGTCCTCCAGCGCCTGCACCATCATCGTGGCGTTCCAGCGGTCGTAGGCGATTTCTCGGATGTTGTACCGCTCGCCCAGCTGGACGATGAACCGCTCAATGTGGCCATAATGCACCACATTCCCTTCGGTGGTCTGGATGAAATCCTGACGCTCCCAGACATCGTACATCACATGATCGCGCCGGACGCGAAGGCCCAGCGTTTCGTCCGGCAGCCAGAAGAAGGGCAGCACGATGTACGGTTCGTCCTCGTTCTCGGGCGGGAACACCAACACCAGCGTGGTCAGGTCGGAAGTAGAAGAGAGGTCAAGCCCCGCGTAGCAGGCCCGGCCCTCCAAAGCTGAAGCGTCAACCACACCACCGCATTCGTCCCATCGATCCATGGGCATCCAGCGGATGGACTGCTTCACCCATTGATTCAGGCGAAGCTGCCGGAACATATTCTCATCGGCAGGCGTTTCTATGGCCTTGCGATAAGCATCCCGCACCTTGTCGATGGAGATGGTGTGGCCCAAGGAGGGATTGCACTTGTACCAGTTCTTTTCATTCTGCCAGTCCTCGTTCTCTCCGAGGCCAAAGATGGTCGGGTAGAAGCGGGGATCGGCTTTCCGACCTTCGAGGATATCCAGCGCCTTTTGGTGAACCTCCCAGCAAATGCTGTTCCGGTCGGTTCCCGCTGTGGTGAGCAGGAACCAGAGCGGCTGTTTTCGGGCGTCGCCGCTGCCTTGGGTCATCACGTCGTAAAGCGCGCGCGTTGGTTGGGTGTGAAGCTCATCGAAAATGCAGGCGCTGACGTTCAGGCCGTGTTTGGTGGCCACCTCACTCGACAACACCTGATAGATGCTCCCCGTGGGCTGGTAGATCATCCGCTTGGTGGAGGGGATGATCTTGATCCGCTTCATGAGCGCGGGGGACTGCTTAACCATATCAACGGCGACATCGAAAACGATGCCTGCTTGTTGCCTGTCAGCAGCACAGCTATACACCTCGGCCTTCCACTCACTGTCGTTCACCAGCATATTGAGCGCAATGGCCGCGCCAAGTTCGGACTTACCTTGTTTCTTGGGGATTTCAATGTAAGCCGTGGTGTACTGGCGCATCGTCGGGTCATCCTCCCGAACCGTGCCGAACACATCCGAGATGATCTTCTCCTGCCAAGGGAGAAGCTGAAAGTTCTTCCCATGGAATTCGCCCTTTGTATGCTTCAAACACTGGACAAAATCGATCACGCGGCGGGCCTTTGCAGGATCAAACGCCATTGTTCCAGCCCCCTTTCAGGAGCCTTTCCATTGGATCGTCCGCAAAGGTATTGTCTGAACCGCCGCCCGCCGCGATGATCCGGGCGCGGGTAGCCGGGGTCAGGCCAAACTCGGTGCAGAAGCTCTGCATGATCTTCAGGTTCTGTTGGGCGATGGACACCTGCGGCACCTGCTGGACGTAGCCGGACGGCGTTTTGAAGATAGAGCCATGCTGGGTGATGAATTCCTCAGCTTCCCGCCAACGGGCATATGCCTGACAATAGCCTGCGAAGGCAGTCAGGTCAGCCATGGTCAGCACACCCATGGCTTCCAGCGAGGTGGCCAGCCGTTTCCATTCCTTTTTCGCCTCGGGCAGCAGCCATGCGGGGCATTTCAAGTCGCCCTTGGGCGGGACAGGTTCGTGTTCGTTGATCGGGCGCTTGCCCGGATTGCCTTCCAATATCCGCATAGCCGTAGGCTTGGGCTTTCTGCCTCTGGTCGCCAACCGGCACACCTCCTTTCTCGTGAAAATAAGAAAAGCGCCACTGGCGCTTGAGTCTGTTTACGGTTTCAGGCCATGGCAGCCATCATCATCGATACTTCCCTATCGGGCAGTGCTTTCTGATAAACTGTCAGGTGGCTTACGGTCACGGCGCTGAACCGGAATTTTGTCAGATGGTCGGTATCCTGACAGCCAATGAGCAAATTCCCCAGATACGGCTTCTCAAGTGAGGTGTTCTTCCGTTCCGCGACAAAAATACCATCTTTGAGGATGCGATAGCTGTGGCGGTTTTTGATAATCGCCAGCACGGAGTACATCTCAGAGTTTCCCGGTACGACGCCGCCAAAGTTGCGCCCAACGATGACATTGACCTCGTCCCCGACGCAGTTGTAGTCGCGCCGGATCAGCAACCCCTCGTAATTCGGGAAAATCTCTGAAAAGCACGAACAGATGACCTTTTCCTCGGAAGCGATTGCGTTTGCATAGCGGAGGATCAGTGTCCAGTCACGGTCAATGTTGTCGAAGATGCGGATGCCGGTATCCACATAAGCGCCTATGCCATCGCCGATGAACGGTTCCGGCAGGTTGTACAGAACACGGCCATGATTGCCGTTCGCCGTGGTGCGCAGGTTGCGGATCATGTAATCCACGTATTGTGCTCGCCGTGGGATGTACTCTCGCAGCTGATCCAGATCGCGCACCATCATCTCGATGTCGGGCCACGCTTTTACGTCCTCGCCATACAATCGTTGGGGGATGCGCTCCGTATACTCCTCGAAAGCCGCCAGAATGGTGGCCGTGTTGAGTGCGCTTGTGCGCAGTTCCTCGTAGCGGGCGGCCAATTCATCGGGGAAGCATCTGACCAGCTTTTCCCACAAGCGACTATTTGGGCAGTCGTATTCATCAGGGCATTTTCGGTCGTAGCTGATTGCGCTCTTCCCATCCCAGATGACACCCCATAAGCTGTCGAGATCATAGAGGCTGGGAAACCATACCTGACGGTCAAAGGTGACCATTAGCATATTCTTGGCGAGGTTGTCGGTGGCAGCCGAAAGATAGGCAAAACAATAGTAGTTCAGGCAGGCGTTCAGGTCAAGGAATTGTCCGAGCCGCTCCCGAAAATCGGTATCGTTTGCATCGCGTACAAATTCCACCATGCGATTGAACGCGACCAGCGCCGAACCATCGTCCCGGCCATACTCCACCGACCATTCCTCGGACGTAGCGCTTTGCTGAAATGCGCATGAGTCGGTTTGAGTTTCCGCACACATAATCAGGGCCGTTTCTTTTTCTTCATCGCCTAAGCCGAACAACCAGCCAGCCTTGGGAATCGTCCAGCTGTACAGGCCCACGCAAACGCCATTTATGTGAAGCAGCACAGGGAACCCATCGATCAGTCCTCGATTGGGCGTACCTTGAAAAAGACCGTACTGCTTCTGCATCCCGGCTGCCAGCCGAGCGGAAACCATGTTGCAGGCATGTGTCCGGTCTACCCAATCCGCCTTGAGAACATAGCGATTCTGCGCCCCCCAGCCAGAGCGCAGGATTACGTTCTTCTTTTCAACAAGTCCATCATCCTCGTGCAGGTAAACGGTGAAGTTCTTCTTGGGATAGTTGAGTGAGGACGTTCCTTGCGGCTTCATCCGAAGGGCGCAATCAAAGTTCAGCGCGGCGCTTCGATAGGAGAGCCGCGCAATACGCTCATCGGCTTTTCCATTCCAGTCCGTCAGGTAATCGCCTTCAATAAAGACCTTGGGTATATCCGAATCCAGCCGCGCGACCAAGCGGGTAAGCTGGTCTGTCCATGCCTGTCCGACACTTGCGGGAGCGGGGCCTTTGGCAAGCGCAGTATTTACGGTTGCCGCAGCAGATGAAGTTTTCATCAGCCGCCCATCCCGCTCGGCGCACACCTCAAAGCTCACATTTCCGGGCGCAGCAAGCACCTCGGACGGAATTAGGGCACTCAACTTGCCATCTTCGGGAGCTATACCAGCAAGGAGCGGCCAAGTCGCCTGATCTGGCAAACGCACCAGTACACTGTACACGGCCCCTTCAAAGGCTTGTGTCCATCCGCCCACATCGACCACCAATTGAGTAGCTTCTACCTCGCCACAGCGGCCAAGAACCTTCGTCGATCCTTTGATGGAAAGCGTGCCCCCGGAGGAAACCGTGAGTTCAAACCTTCTCAACGACATCACCTCCACGGAAAACTTGGTCGTAGGCGAGCACATCGCGGCCACGTAGAACCTCCACGCCGACAGCCCCACCGACCTGATTGACATACCGCTGCACAATGACGCTGGCGTACTTGGGATCAAGCTCCATCGTCCGGCAGATGCGGTCGGTCTGCTCACAGGCGATGAGCGTACTGCCAGAGCCGCCAAAAAGATCAAGCACCACGCCGTTGGGCGCGGAGCTATTCTTGATGGGATAGGCCAGCAGCGGAATCGGCTTCATCGTGGGATGCTCGGCGCTGCGCTTGGGTTTGTCGAAGTTCCAGATGGTGGATTGCTTGCGGTCGGCGAACCACCGGTGCTTCCCGTTGGGTAGCCAGCCAAACAGGATCGGCTCATGCTGCCACTGGTAGGGCGAGCGCCCCAGCACCAAAGAGTTCTTGGCCCAGATGCATACGCCGCTGATGTGGAAGCCCGCCTCTTTGAAGGCGCGCCGGAAGTTCAAGCCCTCCGTGTCGGCATGGAAGATGTAGGCCGAACCGCCCTCGGCCATATGCGCGGCCATGTTGCGGAACGCAGCCAGCAGGAAATCAAAGAACTTCCCGTCCGACATGCTGTCGTTCTGGATGGACTTGCCGTCCGCGCTTTCGTAGGCGACATTATAGGGAGGGTCGGTCACCACAAGGTTGGCTTTCAGGCCATCCATGAGCAAGACCACATCGGCCTCGCTGGTAGCGTCGCCGCAGACCATCCGGTGCCGTCCCAGCGTCCAAATGTCGCCGGACTCCACGAAGGGCTTGATCCCCTCCGGGTCGATGTCGCACTCGTCGTCCTTGACGTCCTTGTCGTGAACCTTGGAGAACAGGTCATCAATCTCAGCGGCATCAAAGCCGGTCGCGCCGAGGTCGTAGCCATTCTGCTGGAGGTCTGAGAGCAGGTCGGCCAACGCCACAGGCTCCCATTCACCGACCGCTTTGTTGAGGGCGATGTTGAGGGCCTTTTCGTCCTGCGGGTTTTCGATATGCACCACAACGCAATCGATCTCCGTAGCGCCCTCGGCGGTAAGCACCTTGTACCGCTGATGGCCGCCCACGATGTTGCCGGTCACCTCATTCCAGATCACGGGATCGACATAGCCGAATTCCTTGAGGCTGCGCCTGATCTTCTCGAAGGCCGGATCGCCGGGCTTGAGGTCTTTGCGCGGGTTATACTTCGCGGGCTTGAGCCGCTCCACGGCGATCCGCTGCAAGTTCATGGTCGTGTTCACCGGGTTTCCTCCTTCAACAGCAACAGCCGCCCAATCGGACGGCTGATTTTTCGTTTTGGGGGCTGATACCCCCACCCCCGAATTTCGCGGGATTTCACGCGAGAGGGGGGCGCGGTCTCCAGCCGGGGCGCTCCAGAGATCGAATCCCCCCTCCCCAATACAGTTTCGCAGAGCAAAGCGCGAAAGCCGACCACGGCGGTGGACTTTCGCACGGCGAAGCGCGAAAGCCGACCGCGCCGCTGGGACTTCTGCGAAGCAAAGCGCAAAACCCACCACGGCGGTGGGACTTCTGCGAAGCAAAGCGCAAAAGCCGACCGCGCCGGTCGGGCTTTCGCAGAGCAAAGCGGAGAAGCGTTTTCGGGAAAAAACGGGCGGCGGGCGGGCGAAAACGGGCCGCGCGAAAGGCGCTTCCTATATAGCGCGTGGGGCCGCCGCCGTATCAGAAAAGACGCAAAAACGTCGCCGTTAGTTATCTTGCGTTTTTGCGCCGCCGGAGTGATGAATGGGTCGCGGCAAAAAACGCCGCCGCCGCGGGCGGGAAAAACCGCCGGGCGCGAAAGGGGAACCCCGCCGTGACCACCGCCGAAAAAACCGCCGCCGAAACCTTCTGCGCCGCCGCCGCCGCGCAAACCGCCGAAACCCGCGCCGCCGCCGACCGGGCCTTCCGGGCCAGCGCCCGCGCCGCCGAGGTGCCCTTCCGCGAAACCCGCGCCGCCGCCGCCCGCGCCAGCGAGGACGCCCGTCGCGCCGCCGAAAAAGCCGACGCCCTTTTGGACGGCTTTGACCCGGAGCCCTACAGCGACGGGCCGGGCGGGCTTTTCGACCAGACCTTTCAGGCCCTCATGGCGGCACACATGGCCCTAGACAGCGCCGCCCGCCGCGCCGCCTTCGCCGCCCGGTGTGCCCAAGAGAAGGCGTAGGCCCGCCCGATGAGGGCCGGTGGCTCCGGCCCGAAACGCGCACACCGCGCGTCGCGGGAAGCCGCAAAAACACGAAAGGAGAGGTCTCCTCATGAAAGACCAGACATTCGGCATTGAGATTGAAATGAACCACATCTCTCGCGCCAAGGCGGCGGAGGTCATCGCCGCGCATTTCGGCACACGCGTGGAATTTGTCGGCGGCACCTACGACACCCGGTGTGTGCCCGACGGGCAAGGCCGCAAATGGAAGGTGGTGTCCGACGCCAGCATCGATGGGCCTGCCAACGAGCGCACGGAATTTGTCAGCCCCATCTGCCGGTGGGAGGACATCGAAACGGTACAGGAATTGGTGCGCAACCTCCGCAAGGCGGGCGCGCGACCCGACCCCAGCTGCGGCATCCACGTCCACATCGGGCGCGGGCGGCACACGCCCAAAACCCTTCGGAATTTGGTCAACTTGGTCAACGCCAAGGAGGACTTGCTTACGCTGGCTCTCCAAATCTCGCCCGAGCGCCGCGAGCGGTGGTGCAAAAGAATCGACCCCGACTTCCTCGAACGCCTGAACCGCCGCAAACCGCAAACCGACGCCGCCTTCGCCCAGCTTTGGTACAACACCTCCGGCTGGCAATCACACGCCAACCAGCACTACGACCAAAGTCGCTACCGGCTCCTAAATCTACACAGCGTTTTCCAAAAGGGCACGGTGGAATTCCGCGCCTTCAACGCGACGCTCCACGCGGGCGAGGTCAAGACCTACATCCAGCTTTGCATGGCGATTTCGCACATGGCTTTGGAATCAAGTTCGGCCTCCCCGCGCCGCCCGGAAACGGACAACCCGAAGTACACCTTCCGGTGCTGGCTCCTCCGGCTGGGGTTCATCGGCCCGGAGTTTGAAACCGCCCGCCAGCACCTGCTCAAATACCTGCCCGGCAACGCCGCTTGGAGACAGGCGGGCTGACGCCCGACCGGCACAGCTTCCAAATCAAGTGTGCTGTGCCGCCCGCCCGACGAGGCTGATTGGCCATCAGCCGAAACGTGCCACACGTCGCGGGAAGCCACCGGCAGTGCCGGTACCAAAGCCCCCAAATCAAGCGAGGAGGTACACCATGAACGAACGTATCCACCAAGAAATCCGAGGACTCCTGAATCACATGCGCCAAGAGCCATTCAATACGCGCGAACACGCCCTCAACATCGCCGCAATCGGTGGCATGCTCACAGCCATCAGGTTCATCACCGGCGAAAGCTGGGCGATGGTCAACGCAAATCGCGCGACCCGGATGCACATCCAGAACGAAAGGACGGGCGAGTGCATCGAGGGGGATGTCGAAATGTTCTGAAATAAGCCCGCCTGACGAGCAGCCCGGTGGCTCCGGGCCGAAACGCTCCGAAATCAACCGGAGCATCGCGGGAAGCCCAGCTTCCAAATCAAACGCAGGAGGTACACCATGAACGAGCATGTGCAAAATCAGGATTCCATCATCACCGAGGAAATCGTAGAGGAAGCCCTTGACGGAATCCTAAACGGGGAATGGGACACAGAAAACAGCGCCCTCGAAGGCGCTCGAACCCGGACATTCCAACAGGCGGGCGTCATGACCTACAACAAGGGGTTGATCATCACCTTGCCCGACGGCACAGAGTACCAACTGACCATCGTCCGCAGCCGGTAAGACGCCCACGGGGACACAGCTTAGCACAGGACGAAACGCTCCTAACCGGGAGTGTCGCGGGAGCCGCAAGCTTCCAAATCAAGAAGGAGGCACACGTCATGACGATGGAGGAAAAATGGAACGCCGCTCATGCCCTTACTGACCTCGCCGCTCGCAAGCTCGCCTTCGCCATTGTACAAACCGAATGGGAAATCGAGGAGGCCACCAAGCGCCTCTAAGACGCGCGCAAACGCGTCGAGGATTCCGCCACCCGGTCCAGTTCTGCAATGTACGCAGACAGCATCGAAGGCTGGCTGCGCGATTGGCGAAACGAGTACACGCGCCTTGCGGAAAAGAACCGAACGTTGGAGCTCCTGAATCACCTTGCCCGCGACGCCAAGCCAGAGGCCGCCCGCTCCTAAATCAAACTGCCTGAAGATGGCCTTTGGCACAGGCCGGAACGCTCTTCAATCAAGGAGGGACACATCATGAAGATCACCACCGCAGCACAGTGCTTTGATATCCTCGACTGGTTCGACGATCCGCTTTACGACTACCTCGCACACAACCTTGTCGCCAAGCTCGACGGCGAGGAACGCATCGCCCGAGCGCTCCCACATCTGATCGAACATACCACCGCGCCTGTTGCGGCTCACGCGGATAAGGCGAACGCTTACCCGGTGGAGTTTTGGAATCAACCCGCCTGACGAGTGCTGCATGGCTCGCAGCCGAAACCGCCCGCTTGGGCGGTCGCGGGAAGCTACAGCTTCCAAATCAAACGCAGGAGGTTTACACCATGAATAGGATTGTCATCAAGGTCTGGCGGGGATTGGTTTCCGAAGTCTACGCAAGCGACGCCAACACAGAAGTCATCGTTATAGATGAGGATTGCGACGAGGTTCTACTCGCAGACACAGACTTGCCCGCACATCAGGTTTACTGAGCTTACAAATCAACCAGAGGAGGTATTCGATTGAAAAGCATTTGCATCCGCGTGGAAGATGAAATACATCGCCAGTTGAAATGTGTTCTGCTGTATCGAGGTTCAACTCTTCAGGACTTCGTGATCGGACTAATCGAACGCGAAATCGAACGCGAGGCGAGCGAAATCGCGTACAACGACACAACCGGCGAGGCAACAAGGCTCTTTCAGCGCGTCGGCATTCCTACCAAGCTGTGAAATTAAGGAGGAAACACAATGAAGTACATCGCTTACGGTTCCAACATGGTCAAGGAGCAAATGGACTACCGCTGCCCGGACGCCAGACTCATCGGCACCGGATACATCAAGCAGGCCCGCTTGGAATTCTATCTCCACGCCACCGTCAAACGCTCCCAAATCAAGGACTCGCGTGTGCCGGTGGCGGTGTGGGAGATCTCGGAGGTAGACGAACGGCGACTCGACCGGTACGAGGGGTTCCCGGATTACTACATCAAGGAGGAATGGCCGGTCACCCTGTCGGACGGCTCCGAAATCAAGGGGATGATTTACCTGATGAAGCGCATCCGCAAAGCGCCGCCGAACATGGATTACTTCCAAGGCATCTTCAACGCCTACGAGGACTTGGGCCTTGAATCGGAAATCAACAGCGTGTTGATGCCCGCGCTTAGCCGCAGCCTCCGGCGCAAGAAGCGCTGACGCACAGCCCCAAACGAGATAAGCCGCTCTCCATCGAGGGCGGCTTTTTTGCTCTGGAATTGGGCCGACGTTGGCGCGTGTCGGGCCTTGGAATCGGCGGTCGGACAAACCCTCGACCAAGGCCCGCAAGGCCGCACGTGGGGCGAACGTGGCGGCGACGCGGGCAAAGAAAAAGCAGCCGCACGGGCTGCTTTGGAATCGAGCGGCGGAGGGCTATGGAATCAAGTCCAAGGCTACCTCGGTACCGCTTTCCGTCGCGCGAAACCGGACGAGCACTTTTCCATCCGCCACATCGTAGACCGCTTGAAACGGGTGGCTCCATAGCGACGTCAGCCCTGCGCACTCCGTGTAGGCTTTCACCCGATACACATTGAAATCCACTTTGTCGCGCACGGCCTGCCATTCCTCAAAGATGCGGCGCAGACGGGGTACTTGTTCTTTTTGAAGGTGCTCCATAACGACCGCGCCCGGCAGCGCTTCGAAATCAGATTTCGAGCGCTCCGCTTTGAAACACGCCCAAAATTCAAGCGGCATCGGGCTTTGCATCATCTCAAGCACCGCCTCCGTCGTGCCGCAATCATCGCAGACATACAAACCGACCTGACGGCTGAGCGCGTTCCGATGGATTTTCCGGTTCATGGAATCCTGCCCACAGCGCGGGCAAAGCATGTGCTCCCCGGCCATCTGCCGGACTCTCAAATCAAGTAAGACCTGTTCTTGTTTCTCAGTCATCTTGCTTCGCCCCCCCTTGTTTCGCGGGCAATCCTGCGGATTTCGGCGTACTTGTCCTTGTGCTTCATGGCTTCATCATCGTTGCGGAAAGCCGTGTGGCCTTTGAGGCCTGTGAGCAGAGCGTTCCGGGACGCTTTGAAATCAGCGCCGCCAAAGCCCAACCGTAAAAGCCAAGAGCGCAACACATACTTTTCGTTCTCCGGGCGGCGCACCTCCGCGTTGACCCGCTTCGCCTCTCGCGCCGCGCGCACCATGGCGCTGACCAAGTCGGCATACGCCTTGTTCTTTTCCGGGGCTTCGTCCAGCGGGAAGTTCAGCGTGACTGTGCCGTCTTGGAAATCGACGCCGGTCAGGTCGCCCAGCGCTTTGAAATCGCCCATCAGGGTTTCAAAATGAGCAAGGGTTTCCGGCAGGTATTCGCCCAAGCGAGTCGTGACCGCCTCGGAAATCGAGAAACTCTCGCGCCGCGTGACCCGGTTCAACAGGTGCTGGTAGCCGTAGAGCGTGTAAATCAAATTCCGAAGCTGATTCCCGTCCATGTCCTCCGTGGGCACCGAAATCGCCAGCGTCTCAATCTCTGTTTCGATCTCCGGTTCGATGAAGCCGTGTTCCATCAGGAAGGGCTTCAAGCCTTCCAGTGCCTCGGCATCCTCGCCGGTGATGGAACCGTCGCGCTCCACCGTCACCGGGCCGATGCTGTAGGAAAAGGATGGCGGCCCCTGATACCGCGATTCCGCTTGCAGGTGCTCTGCAATCTTCTTCACCAAGGTGCGCCGGTCTTCCGCGTGGGTTTGGATGGTCATGCTTCATACCCCCTTCAATCTGGTAGGACATTAATCACTCTAAAGGGGATGGAAGTCAAGATAATTCTGAACGGTGGAAGCGGTTTTGAATATAGCAGCCGTGACCGCAGAAGCGGCGGTTCCGATTCCCGTAGGCGGAGAACATCTTTCCGCAGCACGCGCACGTCGTCGGGTACAGCGCGCTTTCACGTTTTTGAATCGCGTCGGAGTGCGCCAACCACCAAGCGCGGCGACAGGCATCGCTGCAGAATTTTCGCCTGCGTCCAGTGTGCGGCTGCGTCAGGGGCTTGCCGCAGTTGGAGCATTGGGCGTCCCGTTGTTCCCGCTTCTCGGCAGCCTGCGCATCGGCATAACCGCCCATGTTATGGATACGGCAGTAATTTCGAACAGTATCCCGGCTAAGGCCGAGCTTTGTCGCTATTGCCTTATAGCCGATCCCTTTGCTGCGGCCATCCTGAATCAACCTTTGTTGTAGAGCAGTCAGCGGGTTTCGGCTCGAAGCGGCTTGTTCTGTCATGGGAATACCTCCATAGTAATTTTTACGTGATATCAATCACTCTGAAGGGCTTCAAAGTCAAGTGCTTTGTTCCCATGGCAACTCCGCCTTTCCGAAATGCCCGTAGGCCGATACACGATTGTAATCCACATCCAGCAGATGCAGCCGGTCGATGATCCCGCACGGTGTCAAATCGTACAGCGTGCGAATCTGCCGCTCAATCTCGGGAACCGGCATTCGGTTGGTGCCGAAGCAATAGACCGACACGGACACAGGCTCGGCGATCCCAATCGCGTAGGCAATTTGTACCTCGCAGCGCCGCGCCTGTCCCGCGCGCACAATATCGCAGGCGATCTTCCGTGCCATGTAAGCGCCCGAACGGTCAACCTTGGTGGGGTCTTTGCCGGAGAACGCTCCGCCGCCGTGGCGGCACATGCCGCCGTAGGAATCGGCGATGATCTTCCTGCCCGTCAGACCAGTGTCCGCAAAGGACGAACCGATCACAAATCGCCCGGTGGGATTCACCAGTGCTTTGAAATCGGTGTTCAATCCGTAGTGCTCAGCCGCTTTGGCCATCACCGCGTCCACCGCAGATCGAATCTCGCGGAGGTCGGCATCGGCTTGGTGCTGTGTACTGATCAGGAAGGTGGCGATTCGCTTCTTACCGTAGTCGTAGGTCACTTGGCTCTTCGCGTCGTGTAGCAGGAGCGGGTGTTCAAGATGCCGCAGCAGCTTAAGTGCATGGGTGGCGACGGCAAACGGAATGGGCAGATGCTCCGGCGTTTCGTCCGTCGCGTACCCGAACATCATCCCCTGATCGCCAGCGCCCTTCCGATCCACGCCCAACGCGATGTCCCGGCTCTGGCAGGTGAACAGCGGCGTGACATGGTATCGCTCCACATCTTGAAGGCCGATCCGATCAAGCACCCCACGCGCCACCGACAAGTAGTCAGGCATGTGCAGGGAAGTGGTTTCGCCTGCAAGGATGATCTCGTAATCCTTGATCATACACTCAATCGCCAAGCGGCTGTCCCGGTCGTGGCGAAGGAAGTCGGTCAAGAGCGCGTCTGAAATCTGGTCGCAAATCTTATCAGGATGCCCGCAGGACACCTGCTCGCTCGTAAATAGCATGTTGATCCCTCCGTGCTATGGATAGAGCCGCCCGCCAGCGGAGTGAAAGGACAAGCCTCCGCTGGGCAAGCGGCCAGCCACAAAAGAAAAAGAGCAGGTTGTTTTCCTGCTCCATCCATTTCCGGCGATTCTAAGAATACCACATTTTCAGAACCAAGTCAGTGTACCGACAGTGTACCTTTGGTGAACCAAAGCGCAACCCTTTAGTCCAGGATATAGGCGACCACTTCCTTGTCACGAACCTCGTACAGAGAATCCAGTTCCTCGATGGCCCTTTTGCGGTACTTCCCAATCATCCTGCGGCTCACATAGTATTTGGTCGAGAGAGCGTCCCAAGTCATCTGCCCGATCACCATATCGCGCATGACCTCTGGCAGCTTCTTGGACAGGGAACCCAGCGCCGCCTCCAGAAACTGCAACTCCTCGTTCAGCACACGCAGTTTGTTTTCCAGATGCCCAAACCACTCCCGATTGATCCGCTCCATCCTCTCCTGATAGTTCAGGGCGATCTGGGCGGTCTTGTCGGATGTGCCGCTGGTCTGGACGCGCTCCCCGTCCATGCGTGGCGTGTACATGCTCTCGATCACTTCCTCCGCCGTGACGCCCCGGAAGTGTGCGATCTGATGCGCCAAGCAGTCGCGTTCCCGTTTGAGCTTCGGGTACTCCTTCAGCAGCTTTTCAATCCTCGCGCTCATGCCTCGCCTCCAATTCTGGCCTTCACCGCCTCGATCAAGGCGGCCTGTCCCATGTCTTTTCGCTCCAGCGCCCGCACCACATCCTCGTCGTGAGTGCCAAGGGCAACGATGTGCTGGAGAATCACCGCGTCCCGCTGGCCTTGCCGCCAGAGCCGGGCGTTCAGCTGCTGGTAGAGTTCCAAGCTCCACGTGAGGCCGAACCACACCACGGTTGAACCGCCGTCCTGCAGGTTCAAGCCGTGCCCGGCAGAGGCCGGGTGAATCAGCGCTACGGGAATCCGCCCGGCGTTCCAGTCCGCGATGTCCCGCGCCGTGTCAATGATCCGAACGTCAAACCGCCCCTGAATCCGGGCGAGGTCGTGCTTGTACCAGTAGGCGACCAGCAGGGGCTTGCCGTTGGCCGCCTCGATCAAATCTTCCAGCGCGTCCAACTTTCGGTCGTGGATGGGAAGCGTCCTGCCCTCCGCGTCGTACACCGCGCCGTTGGCCATTTGGAGGAGCTTGCCGGACAGCGCTGCCGCGTTGACCGCGTCGATCTGGCCACTTGGTAAGCGGAGCACCATCTCTCGCCGAAGCGTATCGTACAGCTTGCGCTCGGCGCTGTTCAACCGTACCTCGACGCGATTGCTGATGAGTTCCGGCATTTTCAGGTGGTCGGTCGCCTTCATGGAGATGCACAGGTCGGAGATCAGTTCGTAAATGCGCTGTTCCGCGCCCTCCCGAAGCCTGTAGCTGTACACGATCTCCCGGTTTCGCTTATCGGGGAGAAAGAACCGATCCCGGTATCCGGTGATGAAGCGCCCCAGCCGCTTGCCCATGTCCAGCAGATAGACCTGCGGCCACAGGTCGATGAGCGTGTTGGGGGCCGGTGTGCCCGTCAGCCCGATGACCCGTTTCACCATGGGCCGCACGCGCTTAAGCGCACGGAACCGCTGCGCTTTGGAGGACTTGAAGGAGGACAGTTCATCGATCACCAGCGTGTCGAAATCCCAGCGGTGGTTGTCGACCAGCCATGCCACGTTCTCCCGGTTGATGATGTACAAAAACGCCCTCCGGCGAAGGGCCTACCGCCTCTGTTTCTCCGTGCCCATGACCAGCGAGTAGGATAGCCCCTTCAGGTGATCCCATTTGGCCAGTTCCTTGGGCCAAGTGTCCTCGGCCACGCGCTTGGGGGCGATCACCAGCGCCCGTCCGCAGTCGAAGCTGTCAAGCACCAAATCCCAAAGCGCCGTCAGGGTGATGACGCTTTTGCCCAAACCCATGTCGAGGATCAGGCCGCAGTACGGGTGTGTGAGCACAAAGTCCGTGGCGTAATCCTGATAATCATGCGGATTGTATTGCATCCAAGACCACTCCTATCTGCTCCGGCCCATCTACGACGAACACCCGAAACCCTAGACCCTCCAGCTGTTCCTTGCGCAATGCCTGTAAGGGCCGGAGCGTTTTGCCGGGGGCTTTCAATTCCACAAAGGCGAGCCTTCCACTCGGTAACAGGGCAATGCGGTCGGGCACCCCATCAAGACCGGGGGAGATGAATTTGGGAGCCAACCCGCCACGTTTTTTTACCTCGGTGACGAACCGCCGCTCGATGCTGCTTTCTCTCAAGGTTTTCTCCTTCCGGCTGTGTTTCCAGTTGTTGTTGCCAACTGCCTGTAAACCCCTTACGCGTGTATATGTGTGTTTCTCCACTATATATAGTGTTTTCATAGCTCATAAGGGGGCTATCTGGGAAACGAGAGAAACGGATACCGAAGAACCCAAGCAACACTGCTTTTCCCTCGTTTCCCAGCCAAGTTTCCAGCTACCGTTATGGCAATGAAGGAAACGAATCAAGCGTTTCCGGGTGCTTCCTTGGCAACGCGCACAAAGGTCTTTTGAACGCCGTATCCAGAGATGCGCATTTTCCCGGAGGCGTTGCCCTTGTAGCGCTCCCAGCCGCCGATGCGGTTCAGAATCCCTTCGATCTCGTAGGAGTCGGTGCGTTTGAGGTTCTGGCGCTCCTTGCCGAAGCACTCGCACCAGATTTCCATGATGCACACCCTCTCCCGGCGCACGCTGCCCTTGTTCGCCCCGCCGTCAAACTCGCTGTCGCCCAAGAAGCTCCGGCGCTGATACAGATCCATGGCGTCCCATCGGTCAGGCAGAAGCCTTTCAAGGTAATCGGCGATGATGCCCTCGCGGTCGTCCGCTTCCATGGCATCCTGCTGGGCGCAGTATGCCTGTGCGGCAACTTCACCCTTGAGGTATAGCTCCTCACCGGCCCTGTACTTCTCAATGGCCTCCGCCCAGATCTGATCCACGGTCGCAGGGGTGATCTCGAATACCGTGTGAGCCGTCCCGCCCTTCACCAGCACCGGCCAGAAGCGGCGGTTGCCGGTGATGTCCCGAAGGAAGCCGGACTCCGAGTTTGTGGAGCCAACGATGACACAGGCCCTCGGATGGCTCTCCACCGCAATGCCGTAGGACTGCCGGAATTTATCGTCCGTGCGGGTGATGAACGACTTCACCGTTTCCACGTCCACCTTCTTGATGCCCGCGAGCTCACCCAACTCCAGAATCCAATAGCCCTGAAGCTTCTCGGCGGCGGTCTTGTCCTTCATGTCGGAGATCGACAGCGAGTCGGAGTACCACTTGCCGCCCAGACGGGCAAAGAGGGTGGACTTGCCGATGCCCTGCGGGCCGTTGAGCACGAGGATGGAGTCGAACTTCACGCCCGGCTCGTACACACGGGCGACGGCGGCGCAGAGGGTTTTCCGTGAGACGCTGCGCGTGTACTCGTTGTTTTCGCCCCCGAGGTAATCGATGAGCAGGGTGTCGATGCGTTCGACGCCGTCCCACGTGAGCGGCTCGAAGTATTCCTTGATGGGATGGTACGTTCGCTCCGCCGACACCACGGCCAGCAGGGCGTCCTTGAATTTGGCGGGCGACCAGATGCCGTAAACCTGCTCAAAGTACACCTTGGCGCAGGCGATGTCGGCGTCGCCCCAGCCGGGCCTGACCTGTCGCCACGGCAGATCGCCGGTCACGTCCAACATGCCGGTGAACTCGTTGTACACGATGGCTTGGAGGTTGGGATCGTAACGAACGATGTGGGCGATGTTGGTCAGGGTATCCTTGACACGCCCCTGCTTGTCAAGCTCCAGCAGCTTCTGCCAATCGTCCGGGTTATCAAATTCCACCTCGGCCTGCGCCATGCGCTCCCGCGCCAGCGTGGCCTTGACCTGCTCATCCTGCACGGCGAACTCCTGCATAGCCTTGAAGGACGGGAGCTTGGACGGCTCCGTGTCCTCCCCGGCGCGACCGTCCAAATGCCCGAACCTGTGAAGCCTCACCACGTCGAAGGCGTTGAGCAGCTTGCCGCACACAGGATCGCTGGCATGGTGGCTGAAAGCGAACTTGTCCTCGTAGATCACCACACCCGCTTGGGAATCGGCGGGGAGGTAATCGAAACGACCGGGCATGGCGCTGGGTTTGTATACGTCCGGCAGGAAGGTCTCAATGGCCTCCGGCACCGTGTACGTCCGGCAGAACGCCCCGATGGCCCCCGGCTTGGAGAGCGGATCGGCCTGCTGGCGGGCCTCGCGTTGCACGATGGTCTGCTGGCGGTTGGACACCGGCCATTCGGCCACATTACGCCAGTCCCTGTACTTGCGCAGCACATCGTCCGGGTTCAGGATCGCGCCTGCGATCTCCCGAAAGACGAACGCACCGTCTGAGGAGGTGGAGGGCCAATACATCAGGCGGGAAGGTTCGTAGGTCGTATCGTCGAACTGCTCGATGCCGATTTCCTCGGCGACCTTCCGGCCCACCGCCATGTACTCGTCCGGCGTCACCTCACGGGACAGCGGGATGATCAGGCGCAGGCGCGGTTTTTCTTGTGTGTGCTTGTGGGTGGAGTAGACGTAGCATTGGTAGGCGGTGAACATCTCCAGCTGGTCAACGACGTCCGGCGCGGCGTAGTCCATATCCAAGGTCAGGCCGGAGCGGGAAAGCACGCTGTCCTTCTTCCGCTGGCCGTCCTTGAGCGTCCCCATGACGAAGCCGCCCACATCCTTGATGCTGTCCTGCTGAGCCTTGGAGAGCTTGCGGTATTGCTCCACCGTTTCAGCGGTGCGCCGGGTGATGGCAATGCGATCCCGGAACTCATCCAGCGTCATGCTTACCCGGTTCCATCGCTTATCCATGCGGGAGTTGCCCACACTGATTGCGATCTTCATACGGCCACCTCCTCGCAATCCGTGGTGAAATACCGAATCCGCATGCCTCGCCGCTCGGCGCTGTCGATCTCCATGGACATGCCCTTGGAAATGGTGTCGCCAAATACCCAGACCTCGGCGCACTTGGTGAGAAGGATGAAGCCCAAGAACAGCCCCTCTGCGCGCTGCGCCTCATCCGAATCATCGAGGAAGCGCGTAAAGTACAGGTGCGGCGCAAGCGGAAGGCATTTGTGCTGTAGGGCAAAGCGGCAGTAGCGCAGCGCGTTTTGCTCGTTTCTTTCGATGTCGCCCGCGTAGGGCGAGCAGATGTACACCAAGGGGCGGTAGTTCGGGACGCGGCGCGACAGGCCCTCCAAGGTGGCTGCCCGCGTTTCCCTTTCGATGCTCATGAAGGCATCATAGGCCGTGGGGTCGAAGTATCCCTCGCAGTTGTACTTGCTGACGCTCATGTCGCGCCTCCTCAGTCTTTTTGATAGAAATTGCACTCGAAGCCGTCCGCCCGAAGCGGCAGACCGGCTGCCCAATCCGGCGCAACGGCCATGATGCGACACACCTCTTGGGCACTGGACGCGCCCAGCGGAACCTCCAGCACGGCTTCGTCGTGTACATGCATCACGATCTCGAAGCCCGCGTCGCGCAGCCGGAGCATACCCAGCGCCAGCAGATCGCGGGCGGTCGCCTGCACGATGTTCTCGACCAGCTTGGGGCCGTAGGTTTCGATTCGCATCCATTTCTTGCTTTCGCCGACGCCCTCGTAAGTCAGTCCCTGCCGACCGAACCGGTTCTCCTGCAGGCGCGGCTTGATGTAGCAGAGCCGCCTGCCGGAGGGTAGCGTGATGAACAGCATCCCGGATTGGTACTGAAAGGTGATGTCCCCGACGCGGGCCATAGTTTTTTCCGTGAACGCGGTCAGGGCGGCGGTATCCACGTCCCACCAGAGCTTGGTGATGTGCGGATTGGCGCTTCGCCATTGGTTGACTAGCGTGGGCAGTTCTTCTTCCGTCAGCCCCATCTCCAGAGCACCCATGGCCGTGAGCGCACCGACCGAGCCGCCGTAGCCCAAGGCCAATTCCGCGATCTTGCCCTTTTGGCGCAGGTGCCCGTTGACACCGTGCTTCTCCACCGGGATGCCGAACATCTGAGAGGCCGAGGCGCAGTAGATGTCGCCGCCCTGCTCGAACACATCCAGCCGCCATTGTTCGCCGGAGAGCCATGCGATGACGCGAGCCTCAATGGCGCTGAAATCCGCCACCAGAAATCGGCAGCCGGGCTTCGGCACAAAGGCGGTGCGAATCAACTCGGAGAGCACGTTGGGGGTCGATTCAAACAGTGTCTCGACATCCTCAAACCGCCCGTCGCAAATCAGCTGTCGGGCAAGGGCAAGGTCTGGAATATGGTTCTGCGGGAGGTTTTGGACTTGAACCAAGCGGCCTGCCCACCTGCCTGTTCTGTTTGCCCCATAAAACTGGAGCAGGCCATGCACCCGACCGTCCGAGCATACCGAGCGCCGGATGGCCTCGTACTTCTTGACTGAGGTCTTGGCCATGAGCAGCCGGAGCTTCAGCATCTCGAGCACTTCGCCGTCCGCATCCGGTAGCAGGGATTTCACGGCCTTCTTGTCGAGGCTTTCCGTTTCAACTCCCTGGCCAACGAGCCACTCCCTGACCTGCGCGACGGAATTCGGATTGTTGAGGCCGGTTAGTTCATACGCCCGGCGCGCGGAATGCTCTTTGTACAGCAGGTCGCATTCGATAGCCCGTTCCACCAGCACCGGGTCGACCAGAATGCCCCGGTCGTTGATCTCCTGATCGAGTTGGTAGAGCGCTTGTTCGGACGCCGGGATTGGGTAGTTCCTGAGCCTCTGCCTGATCTCGCGCTCCGCTTCCACGTCCCGAGCGCAGTACGCCTTAAAACGCCGCCATTTCTCCATGTCATGCTCCGGCAGGTTGCGCCGCCGTTCACCATTGGCTTTCGTAGGCTTGCAGGGAAAGGAAAAGTAGCGAACGAGGTCAGTCCCTTCCTTGAGCTTTTTGCGCTCGATGTCCAGCACCTCACCTACACCGTCCAGCGAGAGGGGCAGCGCCAGCATAGCCGACTGGACAGCGGTACACTGCCAAGACAGGGGCCGCAGAAACACACCGAGGTGCTTTGACAGGCAGGTGCGCTCGAACGCCTCGTTGAAGGCGGTCTTGGTGACGGAGGGATCGGTCAGGGCATCCAACACCCGCTGGGGCAGCCGCTCCCCGCATTTGAGGTCGACCACCGTGGCCGGATCATCGTCGAAAGCGTAGCCGAAGAGCAGAACCTCGAAGCTGTCGCTGTCGGCGTAGGCGTACACGCCGGACTTGGTCAGGTCTACCTCCGAGTAGGTTTCGATATCGATAGCCAAGACGGGCATGCTCATCACCTCACAAATGAAAAAGGGGCGGCAGCTGCCCGCCGCCCCGAGACTGCTCAGGAGAGAAAGTCCTCGTCCTGCACGGTGTCGAATTCCTCGGACGCCTTCGCCCTACCGCCGAGGCTCTCGCCGTCCCGCAGCTTCTGAATGTTGCCAAGGCCCGCCGCGATGCCGCGATTGCCGTTGGAGTTGTAGCCGTAGAAGTTGACGCTGATCTTGCCGTAGCAGCCGGAGTACACCTCGCTCTGATCCAAGACGGGCTCCACCCGGCTGTTCACCACCTGCGGGGCCTGACGGCTGTTGGCGTTGAGGAAGTAGCAGCCCGCATAGGCTTCGTCCTCCGGGCGGTCGATGTCGCCGTCTCGGAGCGGGAGCTTCAGGTTCGGGGGAACCTTGCCGCCCCACTTGGAGGCTGACTCCTTCTTGGCCACCTCGATGGCCGCCTTGATGGCGTTCACGGTTGCGGTGTCCGACTTGGGGATGATGGCCGAGACGCTGTACTTGGGTTCGCTGCCGTTGACCGAATCCGGCTCCCAGCAGTGCAGGAACGAGAAGCGGCAGGGAACGATGACCTTCGTGGGATTCTTGGGATTGCTCATGGATTAGCCCTCCTGTTCAAAATCCGCCTTGGCGGTGGTGTTGGTGATGGATTCCCGCTTGTCCGATTCCGGTACCAAGGTCAGCTTGCCTTGGGGCTTGTACACCAGTGCGCTCAGAATCGTGTTGAAGTTCTCCTTGCCCATCAGGCGTTCCATCTCGGTGATGCCGACGAGCGTGTGCTTGTAGATGTCCTTGTAACCGGCAGCCATGGCGGCCTGCGCCACCTCTTCGTCCGAGGTGTATTTCCGGCTTGTGCGCCCTTCGACCACTTTGTAGCCCGGCCACTGTTTGCCGTGGATGATGGCCTCGTCCTGCGCAAAGGCGTAGATGTCGGCGGCCCATTTGGAAAGCTCGTCCGCCTTGGAGAGAACCTCGGCGATTTCCTCGTCCGACAAGAGTGCGGGCTTGCTGAATTCCATCCGGGCGAGCGCGAGAAAGGATTCTGCCCGTGCGCGGCACTGGTGCTGCGCCTTGCAGAAGCGGCACCATGTTCCGGCTGCGAACTCGCCTGCGCCGATCAGCGCCTTGGCTCCGGCAGGCCGGAGAACGTCTTCGCCCCAGCGCTTCAGGAAATCGGGGGATACGCTCCATGTGGAGGAGTTATTCAGCCGGGGCTGGAAGATGGTCATGCGCACGGTCTCGATGTCGTAGATGGCCTCCGCCATGAGGAGCACACCCAGACCGTAGATCATAAGCTGCGGGTTTTCCTCCGCGCAGACCTCTACGCCCTTGCCCAGCTTCAGGTCGATGATATGGGCGACTGTGTCGGTGATAATGACCATGTCCGCTGTACCGAAGCAGCCGTAGACATACTCGGAAGCATCGATGCGCTGCTCCACCAGCAGGATGGGGTGAGCGCATTCCCTGCGGGCGTCCTCGATCTCGCCGATCACGAAGGAGACGTATTCGTCCACAGCTTCCATAAGCTCGTCGGTGTAGTAGTCGGACACCGGGCGCTTGGTGCGCTGTTTCAGGTATTTGCGGAGAAGATGCTCCGCCAGCGCGTGCCCTGCGGTACCCTCGGCGGCGTAGGGGCTTTCGCGCTCATCGTATTGCTCCTCCAAGAGCAGGGAGGGAGGGCAATGGATGCGGCGGCTTGCCGCCGAGGGGGAAAACCTTGCGTGTGCGGATGGCATTATAGCTTCATTGCCTCCTCCAGAAGTGCCGGGTAATCCTCGGGTTTTACCCCGGAGAGTTTGCCGGCGTCGTATTTGAACAGGAGAGCCTTGACCTCTTGTGTCTTGCCGTCGCCGCTCTTTTCTGCCAGCACGGCCCGAACCTGATCGATGGCGACCTGCTGGGGAGTGTGTTTCTGCGGCGAACTATCTGGGTTACTGTCCGGGATGCTATCGTCGCTGGGTGTGTTTCCGGCCATGGTTTCCGCGACTGTCTGCAGACTGTCCGCCAGCCTGCGTATGTCCTCCACCACATCCAGAAGGAGCTTGGTTCTGCTCATATGGCCGTTCCTTTCTTCTGTCGGTAATGTGCCGAGCCATACTCCTGAAGCATCTGCCTGAGAACATTGGCCTGATGTTCGTCGCTGACGCTGATCAGCTGGGAGAGAACCTGCTGCTGCTCATGGCTGAGAATGTTCCGGTGGGGATGGTACCAATCCGCCACCTTCACACAGCCGCCATTCCCTCGTTGGGTTTCCAGAGGGTAATCGAGCGTGAGAATGAGAATGTCTCTGCGTATCGTGTTAACGGATACCCTAAGCTCTCTTGCGAGTTGGGGCGCAGTCTCATACCGGCGAGCGATCACGATTCGCATGATTTCCGCCCTTCGTTCACTCGCCGTCACGTTCGTCACCTCCTTCCACCATCGGCTCTGGTTGGAGGTTACCGCTCAAACTACCAAGGTTTTGGGTAGTTTGAAAAATTTGTGATGAAAGATGATTCAACTCTCTCGCTCCTTATCGGAGCCAAGACAGGAAGCAGGAACCGTAGATCGCCTTATCCAAAACACAAAAAAGCCGAGCAACAAGCGTCGGCACAAAGGAGAATCGCCGAAAATGAGCGCTTTGAATAAAGCAGTCATTCCGGCGATTTGGTACTCCTCTGTATCGGCGTCCGTTGCTCGGCTTGGTTGCGGTGGTGCGCATTCATCAAGGAAAGCGGATTTTACCGGGATACAACCCGTAGGTCACCCTAGGCTGCGGCGACCTAGTGAACCGTCATGGCAAGGGAATCGCACCTCTCGCTCGAGTTCATTTCCGTTTCCAAGCTGCGCTATGCTGTTTTCCTGACGACGCGATCCGGGCTTCCACCGGCCTCTTACATCGCTTACAATACGCGGTCAGTTTTGTGGAGAGCCCTCAGCGCAAAGGACGAACAGCTTTCCTTTGCATTGAGGGCATCGTATGACCTTAGTCATGGGTGCTCCTTTCTAGGTTGACCAGATCGCTGAGCCATGTAGCGGTTGGCTTGGCCAGCAGTCTGGCATTTTGATAGGCCATCTCCAGCGTTAAGCAGGTGTGGCCGATATAATAGCCTTCCATCACTGACAGCGCCATGGCGAGATCAGGTCGGGCCATGTTCGTCAGATGGATTGGAAGGAGGTACTGAACGCGGTTCTGGAACACCTGCGGAACCGCGAGGCTCCAATCGACGAGCGCTTTGCGCCGGGCCAATTCTACCGCCGTTTCCAGCAGCAAGGGCAGGTTCCATGCTTCGCGTATAGGTTCGGGAAGCCGCGCAACATTCTCTTCATCGCCTAAAATGTGATCCGTGTTGACGCGAACCTCCCATTCGGGGTCATAGTACGTCATCCATTGCCGCATTGGGAATGATGGCCTGAGCGGCAGCAGCTGAACGTATTTGAGCTTATCCGAGCTTTCGTCGGCGAATCCTTTGAAGTACCATTGCTTTAGCGTATCAAGTCGTTTGTTCCGGTTAAAACACATCAGTATCCCCTTAAAGTGCTTGGTATAGAGGCCCGTGTGAAAGCAGGCAAATTCATTCCGTACATAAAAAGCGCTGTCGGCTTCTGACGGATTTTGGGCGTTGTTATGCTCGATGGCCTGCTTGCGGAACACCTGATTGAGGTAACGCTCCAAAATCGGCGTTTCTGTGTTCTGGGTTTCGTATCCTGGCTCTTTATACCTCCACGGCTCCGGCACGGCCATCTGGGACAGTTCATAAAGCTGCTCAAACCATGCCGGGACATAAGCGAAGTTGAACAGTTCCGTCTCGATCATTCAGAGGCTCCTTCTTGCGTATAGAATTCCGCTACATCGCGCCGAATTTCCCGCGCCATGTGCCCGATGTAGCAATCCATTTCCTCTACCGCGCGCCTTCCATCCCACGGATTGCACCAAGTCAGACAGGCGGGGCATACATGCCCCGAGGCCTTCCTTAGAAAGATCAGCATGGATGTGAATATATCCTCTCCCTCGGCGGTCAAGTTGTCGGGCTTTGTCAAACGCAACCGGTCGTATGCTCGTCCGTCGCCAGAAACCATATTCGCATCTCCTTCTTCATCGGCCACGAATTCTTCCAAAATGGAGTCAACAGAGATATGGTGCTTTGCGCAATAGCTGATGGCTTTCTCAAAAGCAATCGTCCCGGCCTTTGCCACATCGAGGTTCTTAAACACCTTTTCAATGGTTCGTTGCTGTATGCCGAGTTGCCGCGCCATGTCGGCTTTGCTCTTGAACCGGTTATGCAATAAGTATCGCAGCACATGCGCCGTGATACGCTTTTCCAT